ACCTCCTATCAGCAACAGTGCTGTTTTTGAAGCAGGCACTAGTGTCAGTGCAGATTGGAGTATGGCTGATCACAAAGCCAAGGCAGACGCCTACGGTAAAATCTGTATGGCGGCTGGCGGAACTGCAAGTCAGCAAACTAAAATCTATCGCACAGACAGCGAAGCAACCAGCACCGAGTTCAGTGAAATGGCATTGCGTACATCATGTAAGAGTGTTGACCTGACTGGTGTTGAGGTTAAAGAAATCAAACATATTGCAGAAGGCCCACGTTTCCGTACTTACGTATTGGTAGCATTGCCAACAGGCGATGCAAATATTCTACGTAAAGCTAAGGAAGCCGCCAAGCAACGTGAAATTGCCGCTGGTCGAGCAACTGAAGCATTTAAAGAATTACAATGATTAGACTTTGGTTATTAATGGTGTTATAACCCCTACAGTACAAACGAACGGAAAATAACATGTTTAATTGGTTTAAGACGTCCGACTATAAAAATGTAGTACCAATGTTCCCGGATAAGGTTCCGTATATTGAAACTCCTGAGCAAGAATCAGAAACTTATTATAGTATTGGTGTAACCAGCGATAGTCGCATCAGTATTAAAATAGGATATACTACACTAACAATGAATCGAAAAGGTATCCAAGATTTGATTCAACAGTTGCAAGTATTTAGAGATCAACTTCCGGAGGAAAACAATGATACTTGAAGTATTCTTATACGGATTTATTACTGCCTTTGGTTGGTGGAGTGCCAATCATTACGTAATAGATCCTTATTTTCCTCCACCGATTGAAAAAGTAGAATCAAAAAATAAAGAAAAACAAAAGGAAAATTAATGCCAAATTTAGTACCAATGGTTATTGAGCAAGAAGCTCGCGGTGAACGCAGTTACGACATTTACAGTCGTCTTCTTAAAGATCGTATTGTTATGTTAGATACTGATGTAACCGAGCACTCTGCTAGTTTGCTAGTGGCTCAGCTACTGTTTTTGGAGAGTCAAGGCAACGAAGACATTACCATGTTCATTAATAGTCCTGGTGGTATGGTTACAGCAGGCATGGCTATTTACGATACTATGCAATTCATTAAGCCTGACATTTCCACAGTTGTTATGGGTCAAGCCTGTAGTATGGGAAGTCTGCTGGCCACAGCTGGCGCGGCTGGTAAGCGTAAAATGCTACCTAGTGCAAGGCACATGATTCACCAGCCCTCAGGTGGTGCAGGTGGTCAGGCCACGGACATGGAAATCCAAGTTGAAGAAATTCTCAAAATGAAGAAGAATTTGACGCAGGTCTACGTTAACCATAATTCAAAGGGCAAAACTTACGAACAGTTTAGACACGATATGGAGCGTGATAAATTTATGAGTGCGCAAGAGGCCCTAGAATACGGTTTGATTGACGAAATCATAACAAAACGCCCATAAAGTGCGTATATAATGGTACACCCTGGTATAATATAAATATACTTACTAGGAGTGTACCATGACCCGCAAAGCGTTTAATTGGTCTGCGTTGGATCGAAACACGTTGTATTCAACACTTTACGAACTCAAATCTGAAATTGTAGATAGACGCTTACCCATTGGTGAAATTACCCGACTAATGAGTAAGCATATTAAAGCTCACCTGCCACTCAAAGTAACCAGCAACAGACACAAGCCTGTTAAATCAGGCGAGATTTGGATCGGTGGCGCTTATCACAGCTATTTTGATGTTGCTGGCCACAAGCGTTTTATTGAAATTGAACTGGCATTTCCTACCACTGCCAACACAATGAAAACTAGCCTATATCGCTGGGAACGTATTTGCCGACTGTTTGCTGACACAGTGCTACATGAAGTTATACATACACGGCAATATCGTGCTAGAAATTTCAAAGATATTCCTGGATATGAAAGCACCGCATACTATGCCAGAGATCGCCGTGAACAAGAGTACTATGGGCATCGTGATGAAATGGGCGCACACAGTTTCAACCTTGCACAAGACATGATTGACAAATTTGGTTTTGATACTCGAGCTATTAAAACATATTTAGACAGCCCTGTACCAAAAAGAGTACGCCCAAATAGTTGGGGACGTTTTATGAAAGCATTTGAGTACGATCATGCTCATCCAAAAGTTAACCAAATGAAACATAAGATTATGACTCAATTGGAAAACGCCTACCTTGGCAAACCATTTAAGACCACAAACCACTTGACATACTGATAATTACACTGTATAATATAAACTTATACAGTTAATCATCGGAGTCAAAATGAGCGTTTGTGCCAGTCATATTTGGAATTTAGAAACCCATAATTCACGTTTAGATAAAGAAGGCATTATCGAAGTCATTGCACAAGAAAAGTGTGATGAGTTTTTCGAAGGTTGCCGCCTTGCTCTTGATCCCATGATTACTTTTGGACTCAAACAAATACCGGAGAAAAAAGATGAAGATGGCGCTGGGCTACCTTGGGATAGTTTTACTCTCGCTCTTACTGGTTTTGTTACTCGCAACGTCACCGGCAATACAGCACGTGACATGATTCAAGCCATGATGAAGTCAGCTACCAAAAAAGAATGGAATGGCTGGTATCGTCGTATTTTGATCAAAGACTTGCGCTGTGGGGTGAGCGAAAAAACAATTAACAAAGTAGTGGAGAAAAAATATGCTGATTATGCTATTCCTGTTTTTGGTTGTCAGCTTGCTCACGATAGTGCTAACCATGAAAGCAAGGTCGCAGGGAAGAAACTTATCGAAGTTAAACTTGATGGGGTTCGTGTTATCACTATTGTACGCAGTGACGGTCGCGTGGATATGTTTAGTCGCAATGGTAAAGAGCTTGCAAACTTTCCTCACATTGTAGAACAGCTCAGTAATGTGGTCAAGACACATGGCACTGATAAAAATATAGATGTGGTGCTGGATGGCGAAATTATGTCCAGCAGTTTTCAAGATTTAATGAAACAGGTACACCGTAAAGACAATGTGGAAGCAGGAGATGCTGTTCTTAATTTGTTTGATGTAATACCATTAGCAGATTTTGAAACGGGCTTTTGGGACAAAGATCAATCTGCTCGCAGTGATATGATATACCACTGGCATAAAACATATAAAGATATGTTGCCCAATGTCACAGTTGTTGGACATGAACTGGTTGATTTGGACACATCAGACGGACAGGTACGTTATAAAGAAATTAACGCACAAGCAGTGGCTGGTGGGTACGAAGGTATTATGATTAAAGATCCCACAGCACCTTACGAATGCAAACGCAGTGTGGCATGGCTGAAGTTGAAGCCTTTTATTGAAGTAAGTTTGGAGGTAACAGATGTCGAAGAAGGAACAGGAAGAAACAATGGCAGGCTTGGAGCGATTGTATGCCAAGGAGCCGACGATGGAAAAACTATTCAAGTCAACGTTGGCAGTGGTTTTAGCGATAGTGATCGCGATAGTTATTGGACTGCACGTGATTCCATACTTGGTCAGATCGTGGAAGTGCGAGCAGATGCCGTTACCCAAAACCAAGACGGCACATACAGTTTGCGGTTTCCAAGGTTCTTACGGTTCAGGGGCTTTGAAATAGGAGAAAAACTATGACAGACGTTAGTAGAGTCACTGCACAAAATGCAGAGGCGTATCGACAGACTGAGGTTAAAAAGTTGGATAGGCGGCACGAAGAACTTCGTTTAGAAGAACGACGTGTACAAGCAAATATCAAAGCCAACGAACAAGCAAGAGTTGAAATGAATCGCCGGATGAATCGCCCGGGACAACATGTGGATAGGATGGCATAATGACAAACCCGTTTAGAGATCAAGAAAAGTTTATGAAGGCTTGCGACCAAACAGTTGACAAGTTTAACGAACTGCAATACAACATGTATATCAAGTTGATCGATGAAGAACATCAAGAATTGTTGGAAGCCACACTGTCAGATGATCGGGTAGAACAATTGGATGCATTAATTGATATTTTGGTTGTTACTATTGGAGCAATCCACAGTGCAGGATTTGATGCAGAGGGTGCATGGAAAGAAGTTATGCGAACTAACTTTGCCAAAGTTGATCACGACACTGGCAAGGTGCGTAAGCGTGAGGATGGTAAAGTGTTGAAACCCGTGGGTTGGAAGTCGCCTGAGTTGGCGCAATTTATTTAAAGGAGAATAATATGTTTGGTGCAAATTATACAGATGGCGGTATTATAAATTATCGTTCAGCAGAAGAAATCAATAGTGCAATGGGCCGTGTTTATGGACACATGAGTCTTGCTGTGATTGTGTCCATGGTGATCAGTTACTTTGTGGGCACAAGCCCAGAGTTGCTGGCGTTCTTTTTTACAGGTGTACTAAAGTGGATTGTGATCTTTGCTCCACTTGCGGCAATCTTTGGTATCAGTTATGTGTTAGGCAACAACCCCAGTAAAGGTGTAGCACAGTTATGCTTACACGGATTTGCGGCACTCATGGGATTGAGCTTTGCCATGATCTTTGCTGTGTTTACCATGGGGTCGATTGTGTCGGCCTTTATGGGTGCGGCTATTTTATTCGGTGTTATGAGTGGCTATGGCTATTTTACAAAACGGAGTCTAGATAGTCTTGGTAAGTTTATGTTTGTTGGTTTGATTGCAATTGTTATTGCCAGCATCGTCAATATCTTTATTGGTAGCACTGTGATGCAGATGGTGATTTCTGCACTAGCCATTATTATCTTCTTAGGACTTACTGCTTATGATACACAACAAATTCGAGAAGAGCTAAGTGTAGAGACTAGTGACAGCGCAGAAATTCGTGGAGCACTGACTCTGTACATGGACTTTATTAACTTGTTTATCAACTTGTTACAGTTGTTTGGAGATAGAAAATGATTCGTGAATACATCAATATTGTAGAAGGTCTGCATATCACTGACGACTGGTTTAAGGACGGTGGATTCAAAGCCTACAAGCGTCCTGCCAAAGAACGTTATGAGATTGCAGATGAACCTGGTACTATTGACACACTGGAAGGTCCAGTCAAGTATCCAAAAGGATTCTATATCATGACTGGGCCCAAAGGAGAACAATATCCTATCAGTCCAGAACGTTTTGATGACCTTAAAGACGATTTGGGCGACGGTGTTTGCACACCAAAGAAGATAGTCAAATGGGCCAAATTGGCAGATCGCTCCGGATCAGTTGACACATCGTGGGGCGAGAAGTTACACTACAACACAGACGAAGATGTTATTGTTCGTCACGGTGAGAACGACTACGGTGTAGTCAAACGAGATATATTTGCACAAACATACGAGAAAGTATAATGGCACAACACACACATTACTGGAGTTGTACTCCGTTTGCAGACTGGCTTCGCGGCACTAAAAAACTCAGTGCAGGCACCGCTGAAGAATGGGACGACTGGACAACAGCCGCACAAATGAAACACAACTTTCGTTACTGGTTAGCCGAAGAAGGCCTAGGCTATATCCAGGATTTTGTCACATGGCCAATTAGAAAGATCTACGATGTTAAGTATTACATCAATAATCGCTGGGTTAGTCGTACTCACAGTCTCACCGCCCATGCTCGTGATATTAAGCCTGGTGCTTGGTGCGATGTTGGCAATCGGTTCCTGCCATGCCTATTTAATGAGTTGGTTGATTTCGTCGAAGTCGAATCCGCTTGGTCGCACATCGCCTGGGGAGATAAAGAAGCTCGTGCAAAGTATGATCCTCCCTTTTGGGCTAGTGGTTGGTTCCGTTGGCGTACTTGGCGTTGTCCTCAGGCAGGCATCGATCATCTTGTCTGGGCAATGACTCTAACCAACACTGACTGGTGTGAACCAGACGATCCAGAGTACGGCAAACCTACTGGCCAAGCAGAACGTGCAAAAGAAATCAAAGAGTTATACACATGGTGGACTGTGACCTATCGCAATCGACCTGATCCATATGAAGCCAGCGGCTGGACCGAGTACTGTGAAGCTAGCCGGCTAGCAAACGGTGGCAAACTCAGTTGGTTGGGCAGTGACAAGACTCCCGAGCTTAAAGCTATGAGCGATGCCTCACACAAAAAGTTACAAGAAATTGAATCAGCTTACGAAGCAGAAGACGAAGCCATGATGATTCGACTGATCAAAGCCCGTGATAGTTTGTGGACATAATGCAATATAACAGGAATGTTAAAGGTAACGGTCTTAGGAAAATAAACGGCAGATACGAATCTAGGTACTTACACGACTCTGAGTTTGTGTTTAATAAACTTAATGAAGTAAGTCCTAGTTTTTGTCTTGCTAAATGGTTCAATGTTAGCATACATTTACCTACTGGAAAAACACACAGTTGCTATCATCCAGATGCTCATGCAATTCCATTAGAAGAAATTAAAATTGATGTTAGTGCATTACATAACACTAATTATAAAAAAGAGCAACGTAAATTAATGCTTGATGGCACACGCCCTAGCGAGTGCAAATTTTGTTGGCAAATTGAAGACAGCGGTGACAACCTAAGTGATCGAGCATATCGTAGTAAAGATGTCTACGAAGAAGGACTTATAGAAGAAGCGCAGACATTATCATTTACTGGCAATGCTAAACCTCGATATGTTGAAGTTAATTTTAACCAAGCCTGTAATTTTAAATGTAGCTATTGCAGTCCGCATTTGAGCACAGCATGGATGGATGAAATACAAAAGCACGGCGCATTTATATTGGAAGATCGATGGCATAACGACATGGCATGGATGAAGGCCAATATGCCCGACAATAGCCCAACCAATCCGTATGTTGTTGCATTTTGGGAATGGTTGCCACAAATTTATCCTACACTGCAAACCTTCCGTATGACCGGTGGTGAGCCATTGATGGACAAAAATACCTTCCGTATGTTTGATTATGTCAAAGAACATCCTAAGGAAGATTTGCATTTAAGCATTACCAGTAACTGTTGTCCACCAGGAGATCAATGGAACAAGTTTATGGTTAGTTTGAAAGAAATAACAGATAAAAATGCTGTAGATCATTTTATGTTATTTTGTAGTTTAGACTCGTGGGGTGCTCAAGCAGAGTATATACGCAACGGTATGGATTTTGATTTGTTATATAGTAATGTTACGGATTATTTAGAAAATAGCAGTAAGCACAGCATAACCTTTATTGTTACTTTTAATGCATTAAGTTATACTGGCTGGAATACATACATTAAAAACATTCTAGAATTGAGAAAACGATTTAACACCACCCGACAGTTAGTATGGTTTGATGTTCCTCCACTGCATGATCCAGACTATCTTAATCCCAAATTAATTCCAGAACTAGTAGTTGAATTAGAAAAAAGTTTAGAATTTATGAAAGCCAATCCAGAAACTAGACATAATGAGTTTAAAGGATTTAGCGATTTTGAAGTTAGTAAAATACAACGCTTGATCGATTGGATCAGATCTGAAACTGGGTTTAATCGAGCATTGGCCATGAAGAATTTTTATTTGTTTTTTAGCCAACATGATGTTCGACGTGGCACTGATTTTGTAAATACGTTTCCTGAACTAGAAAATTTTTGGAAGGAATGTAAGAATAGTGCCATGTAAACTTTATATTTTTGGAGATAGTTTTTCAGTAAATTACGGACAGCCGTCTTTGATTCAGAGGTTTTTTGAAAAAACTACAATCTATGAACAACAACCGTCTTGGATACAGCAACTTTCTCAAAAATACAAAGTAAGGAATTTTTCTGAAGGCGGGTACAGTAACTCTCATATTTTTTTAAAATTTGTTGAAAATATAGATAGCATAACCAGCAACGATTTTGTTATTATTGGTTGGTCTGATGTAACACGACCTTACGCAGATATAAAAATGACTCAGAAATTAAGAGAATTGTATATGGAATATTTTTACAGTCACAGGTTGCATAGAGAACACAGTAAAATGTACATGAGCACGGTCAAAGAAATTCTTATCAAACGCAACATACCTCATTTGATTTTTTGGTCATTTCCTAGCTATTATGATAACGGTCCTTCGTGGACTTGTCGTGATCTAAATAACTTTGTTTACTGTGATGAGTTTGCAAATGAAATACGTCCTGCATTGATATATTTTTCAAGAATTGAATTAGATAGTAATCTCACTGTCCAGGAATATATTGAGTATATGGGTAACGATTCACGTCTTAATCATGTAGGCAACGCAACAGTTCATAACGAGTTATTCAAAATAGTAGTAGATGTGATAGACGGAAAGTTATCCGGAATGATAGATTTAAAACAAAGGTTAGATAATGTCAAATAGTTATATGGATCGGGTCAAGTCCACACGAGATACGTTAAATGAAGTAGGACCGGGCTTCTGTCTAATGAAGTGGCGCAATGAAACCTTATACTTACACATGGGCGATAATCATAGTTGTTATCATCCACGACCACAGAAAATTCCTCTAGCAGAAATTAAAATTGACGTTAGTGCATTACACAACACTAAGTGGAAAAAAGAACAACGTAAAACCATGTTAGAAGGTGGAAGACCTGAAGAATGCTATTACTGTTGGAACATTGAGGACTTACAAGGTGAAAATTTTAGCGATAGAATGTTTCATAGTGCTAGCGGTTGGTTAGATGCTAAGAAAGAAACTGAATACATAAAATCTATTCCATGGGATACTAATGTCAATCCTATGTTCTTAGAAGTTAGTTTTGGCAATGGTTGCAATTTTAAATGCGGATATTGCTGTCCCCAAGCTAGTAGCTTATGGGTTGACGAAATTAAAAAACACGGTAACTACGATATAAGTTATAACCAATATGGCATCGAGTTTCTAGATCAAATGAAAGTGTATTCAGACGAAGAACCTAATCCGTACATTGATGCATTTTGGGAATGGTGGCCAAGCCTCAAACAAGATTTAAAAGTATTCCGGATAACGGGCGGGGAACCATTAATTAATTCAAACACCTGGAAGCTATTAGATAAACTACGTATAGAACCAGTACCTGATCTAGAATTAAATCTTAATAGCAACATGGGTGTTAGCAATGAGAAAGTTAAAAGGTTAAGCGAAACTGTTGATAAGTTATTAACAGAAAAACAAATTAAATCTTTTATGTTGTACACATCAATAGATGGCTGGGGCAGGCAAGCAGAGTACATGCGTCGAGGTTTAGATGTTGATCTTTGGGTAAAGAACTTAGAAACATTTTTAAACACTAATCCTGATTTCAAAGTTTCTTTTATGATCACTTATAATATTTTAACTGTTGCTTCTTTTAGACCGTTATTAGAAAAAATATTAGAATTGCGTAAAAAATTTAACATTAACAACAATCGGATTAATTTTGATACACCATATCTTAAAGAACCTCCACACTGGATGATGAATTTGTTACCTGCAGAATTTGGCGCATACATTGATAAAGATTTAGACTTTATTAGAGAAAATATTACAAATAATTTTAATGGATTTGACGATCACGAGTATGAGAAATTAAAAAGAGTTAGAGATTATTTTTACGAAGGTGGTTCACGTATTACTCCAGAATTAGTTACTCAAGGTAGAATTGATTTTTATAAATTCTTTTCTGAATACGATTCTCGTAGCAATTTAAATCTAACAGAAACATTTCCGCTGTATGCAGATTTTTATAATTTATGCAAGGACACGTATGAATCTAATCGATAAACCTTTCTTCTGCGTGTTACCTTGGATTCATTTATATACAAATCCCGAAGGTAAAATGTTGCCCTGTTGTGTTGCAGATAACTCCGCACCGTTTCCCATAATGTCTGAAGGTGAATTTCCAGTATTATTTAATAGTAAACCTATGAGAGAACTGAGACAGAACATGTTAAATGATATTCCGTCAAAGACTTGTAATTATTGCTACAAGCTGGAAAAATACGGAACACATTCTCATCGTAAACATTCTAATGGCAAATACTTGTCTCATGATAATGTGCTTAAAATTATTGAAAATACCAATGACGACGGCACCATTGATGATATTAATATATTCTACTGGGATGTAAGATTTAGTAATGTGTGTAACTATAAATGCAGAATGTGTGGGTCGCGTTACAGCACTAAATGGTATGAAGATGCTGACTTATTGGGCTGGAAAACAAACCCGAAAGATCCAACTGTTAGTATTGCTAATATAAAGGAATTTTGCGATACTAATGCGTCTTATTTAAAAAGTATCAAATACATTTATTTTGCAGGCGGTGAGCCGTTAGTTCAGCCGGAGCACTACGAATTTTTAGACTGGTGTATTGAAAATAATGTAGATGCAGAATTATACTATCAAAGTAACGGCAGTATTTTAAAATATAGCAAGTATGATATTTTTGATCTGTGGAGTAAATTCAAAAGAGTAACTTATAGTGTTTCATTAGATGGTCTAGGTGCCATGGGAGAATACATACGATCAGGATATAATGATGCAAAAGTTGATAATAATTTAACTAAGATTTGCGAAGCATTTGGTTCTAACGAAGAAATAACAGTTAATGCAACCTTCATGGCTTACAATGCATTTTTTGCTATTGAATTTTTTGACCAAATGGAAAGCAAGCCGTGGGTTATGATGTCAAATGTTTATACTCAGTTGTTGATTGGTCCTGAACATTTACAACCTAAAGTATTACCTGTAGAATTAAAAAAACAAGCAATTGAAAAAATACTCAATTCTAAATGGTACGAAAAATATCCTAATAAATTTGAATCATTATTATCAAATTTAAAAGAAGAGTCAACTCAAGAACTATGGAGTAAATTTAAACAATATACATTGGCTCTTGACGAACGTCGAAATGAAAATATACTAAATTATTTTTCAGAGTTAGGGCCTTACTATAATGACTAGATGCATTAATGCAGAGCTTGGATTACGCATAAACACCGATGGCACTTGTAAACATTGTTGTATGCAAAAAGAAAATTTAAAAAGTTCTGAAACTGGAAAAGAATTTAAAATTAGTTCTGATAAATTTATTGATATTTTATCAAGTAAACATTCAGTGGCGATACAAACCGATTTGAAAAACGGTATTCAACATCCTGCATGTTCTCTATGCTGGGAAGAAGAATCGTCGGGCAAAGACTCAAAACGAATTAGAGATAACAAGCAATATAATCACTTGTTTGATTCTAATATAACTGCTCCTTCATTTTTAGATGTAAGTATGGGGACCACATGTAATATCAAATGTAGAACATGCGGGCCTTTTAATAGTAGTCAGTGGAATGATGAATGGCAAGCGGCTGGGTACTTTAAAGGCACTACTGACAAATATAAAATAATGTTGCAATCGTTTAATCACAGTTTTGATGACGATAGCTTATTTTGGAGTGAATTTGAAAACAATATAGGAAACATTACACATATTGACTTTTACGGTGGCGAGCCGTTTCTAGTTAAAAAGCAGTGGGATCTTATGAAGTCAGCGGTTGCTACCGGAATTGCTAAAAATATCACAGTGCATTACAATACTAATGGAACTGTATGGGATGACGACAAAGTTGATATATTAAAACACTTTAAAGCAGTTAATATTGATTTTAGTATAGATGGTATCTATGATAAACTTACTTACATACGGTATCCAGCAGATTGGAACACAGTATTTGGTAACTATTTAAAGTTACAAGAAATAGAAAAGAAATATCCAAACTTTCATTCTTCTGTTTGTTGTACAGTGAGTACATTTAACATATACGATATAGATGAAATAATGGAATTCTTTAGTCGATATACAAAAAATTTATATTTAAATTTAGTACATGGTCCGGAACATCATTGCATTAAGAATATTCCAGAGTCGTTAAAACAAAAGATAACTGATAAGTTAAAAAATACAGTAAAAAAAGATTGGGCTGGATATTATACCTTTGCTAGTACTATAGAATTTATGAACGGTACTGCATGCCATATGCCTAAATGGGATAAATTTCTAAAAACAACGCTCTGGCACGACCAATATCGTCAACAAGATTTTAAAGAAACTTTTCCCAAGTTTTATAAATTAATAAAAGAAGAAAATTATGAAATATCTATGGAAAGATAGTACAGTTAAATTATTGCATATTGAGCTTACAAACTTTTGCAATGCCGCATGTCCATTTTGTCCTCGATTTGTGGATGCTACTGATATCTTACGCCCTGATATTAATTTGGATCAAATGACCATTGAGCAGTTTAAAGAGTGGTTTCCAAAAGAAGTACTAATTGATGTTCATCGAATTTTATTCTGCGGCACACACGGCGATCCTATGATGGCTAGGGATTTGTTAGATATTGTTCGATACATACGAGAAACTGCTCCGCATTTAAATATCATGTTTAATACAAATGGTGGCATGCGCAAGCCTGAATTTTGGAGTGAGCTAGGTAATTTATTAAAAGTCCATCCAGCTGGCAATGTTACATTCAGCATTGACGGCTTGGAGGACACTAATCACCTATATCGACGAAATGTAAAATGGGACATACTCATTGATAATGTAAAAGCATACACAGATACTGGCGCAAATGCATCGTGGGATTTTTTAACCTTTAAACACAACGAACATCAACTACAAGAAGCAGAAGCTCTTTCAAAAGAACTAAAAATTAAAAACTTTTTAGTTAAACGTGCATTGGGATTTGAAGAAGGCGACGGCGGTTTTAAAGCCAGGGGCATATATGACAGAGACGGAAATCTTGATTACATTATAGAGCCGCCATCAGAACAAAGCCTAGTCAATGTTAATGAATATAAAGATGCTAAAAAATCAGTGTCGCAGACTATAAATCTTAGTTATTTAAAAACTATGAAAGAAACCAAAGTACATGCTGGAGTAACGGAAAAACTAGCAAATTTTTCTCACGAAAATGTTCCGCATTGGAACACGTATGTGCTGGAATACGATCATCACGAAATTAAATGTAAAAGTGATTGTTCAAAAAATAGTGAAAAAACATTAACAGAAGTTTATGTCAGTTGTCACGGTATAGTGTATCCATGTTGCTATGTAGGAACTCGTGTGGAAAGTTCGATAGATCTTTATGAAGATACACAATTACGGTATGCATTAAAAAATGCAGGCCTTGAAAATTTTAGCCTTAAAAAGAAGTCATTAAAAGATATTGTTAATGGCGGATTTTTAGATTCAGTGTTTACTGCATCTTGGGAGTTGCCGTCAACTAAAGACGGCAAGCTATCATACTGTGCTATGACTTGTGGCGAAAAAAGTCAAATTGATAAAATTTATGTAAATCCAAAATGGAAATCTTGAATAATATTAACAGAATAGTTGCATATGGGTGCAGTTACACAGCAGGCGATGAACTGCTAGATCACGAAATTCTAGGAATGTCTTTTGATAATTGTAACAAGTTTAAAAAAAAATTTGCAACTGTTTTAGATTTCAATAACTATTCATTAAACGGCCAAACAATATTTAAATTAATAAAAAACGATGATCGTAATAGAGGTGTTTCATGGGCAGGTCAGCTGGCTAAATTATCCAGTAAAACATTTGAAAACAGAGCCATTGGAGGTTCTTCAATAGAGGAGCATTATTATTCAATAGTGCGAGATCTATCAAATAATCAAATTGTCCAAACAGATTTAGTATTAGTTGGTCTAACAATACCTGATAGAATTTTTATATACCCCACCGGATCAGATAAACCACATTCCAAACTGTTATCAAATACATGGCAGTGGAGTGACCCTAAATTAAAAGAATACGCTGTTAATTATTTTTTTACAGATTTTTCGATTATTTTAAATTATTATAAAACATTGAAACTACTAAGCACTCTTAGTACTAAAATTAATATAAGAGTACAGCCCATGCGACCTTCTGTGATTCCTGGGCATAACTTTTTTAAATACAAATCAGATATTTTAGAGTTGAACAACTATGTTAATACAGTGTGGCATGATTGCCAAAGTATTTTTATTGACTCCGATTACAATTCAACATTAACTGAAAATAGCGGCGACCTATGCGGGTTTGGTCATCAAAATGTACAGAGTCACATTAACTTAGCTGAAAAACTTTTAAAAAATTTATAATATGATTAATTTTATATTTCCAGATTATGATTATAATTTTTCAAAATATAATCTAAATTATAACACATTTACCAAAGAAAACCCGCACGACCCCTGGACATTAGAGTGGCTATTATATCAAAGTAACATAACATTTACTAAATCAATTACACCAAAAACTGATAATGATTATGTATTGTTTAATCTAGCAGGGCCTGGAGATTATAGAGATTTTCAAAATGTGCCAGATAAAATTTGGGATTATATTAATCAACATGACAATGTAAATTTAATTTTATATCACGGCATTGAAGCAACTTCGCGCTCAGTGTACCAAAAACCTTGGAACAATTTAGAAATTATTCTACAAGAAAAAAATATATTACCTAACAAAGTATTTTATATCACCGGTGATATCATTGCTCCGTTAAAATATAAACAAAGCAACAGTGATTATTTTTCAAAAATAAATGTATTAGGGTTGGATGTATTTGAAATGATGCATATGCATCGCCATTTTAGAGCCTCGGGGTTTAATTTCTTAGAATCAATTGAGCAGTATTGCAGTCAAAAGAAAGAAAAAAAGTTTTTAAATTTAAACAACATCATGCGGCCGCATCGTCGTGCATTACTATTTTATCTTAAAAAAAATAATTTATTAGATGAAGGCTTTGTGAGTAGCCTTGAGTGGAGAAGTAATGGGATGGATAATGTGTGTAAGAATACATTTAACTTTCATTATAATTTTGATGATTCTGACTACGAAGATTTTTTAAAGATTAACGATACTATAATAACATTAGATTCTCTTGGAAATCAAGCATCTGACAAAGAATTGTATATCAACAGCTATTACAGCCTTGTCACCGAGACACAAACATCAAAGGATTTGCTTTTCATAACAGAAAAGACTTACAAACCAATCTTAATGGGGCATCCGTTTATGATATTGGGATGTCCCAATTCACTATCATATCTTAAAAATAACGGATATTATACCTTTCCGGAATTGTTTGACGAGTCTTACGATAGCTGTCTAATGGAGAAAGATCGATTAAAAATTATAATTGACAATTTAAAAAGAGATGTGGTCATAACTGATGCAATTTATGAAAAACTAAAACATAACCAACGATTGTTTTTAAAGCAACCAACATTGCATACTAACAAACATAGTCTTATGCAGTTTCTTGTAAAGTGATATTGATATGTGAGTTGGTAAAATCATCGCTAGACACTAGGGTTTTTATTAATTTTTTTTGATCAGTAGACAATGTGCCAATAGGAACAAAACCAATTTTACCAGTATAATTGTCTTTTAACAACCATTCTTGAAAACGAGGATCCTTCCAAAAGTTTTTGAGATCGTCGTTATAATCAATGCAAACTCCGCAATAACTGACATGGCAATTACTGATATCCCAACTGTTTGATGTATCTTCATTGAAATATGAAAAAAGAAAATCTTTGCCTGTTATATGTTTAATTGCATAAACATCTGCGTTCCAGGTAACTAAATCGCTATAAGGAACACAATCAATAATTGTAGTCTTATCTAAATTACTACACTGTAGTTCCAAGCAATTAATTTTTTGATTACCCCATGCCTGTATAGTTGGATTTATGATGTATGGCTCCAGCATATGGCATTGATCGTTGATTTCATTTATTAGACTAAGAATATTATCATTAATTAAAACACGTTTTCCATAGAACGTTTTATGCTGAAACATATTTGTAAATATTCTATGCAGTATATTTGTATAATAGTTATAGCTTGTAATATCATAGGTTTCCGGAAGTTGCACAGTGTCAAGTTCATTTATTTCTGACAGTAATTTGTAATAAGCAGACCTTAACGCTTGCCAATGTGTGTCAACTTCTTTTTGATTCCAATTATTATCAGCACAAGGCCATGTTTTTGGGATTATATCCCACCCTTTGACATTTGGCATTTTCTTAATGAGTTGATCTGTAAATCCGTTTGATATTATATCAACTGATATACTCAAATTATTTAATTCTATAACTGCTTGCATTATAAATACCCTGTATGAAAAATTACTTAATTGTTGTCATGGATGTTGGAGATCCTGCATATTTAGATTCCTATAATGAGGATCTAGAAACCAATGATAAATTTATCTCTTATTTAAACGAAAAATTATTTTGGTTGGCAAAGAATGGCTCCACTATAGTGTTTTCAAATTTTGTTGGAAAAACACACCCATTATTGACTATAGAGCCCGCCGAGCAAACAACATCGATAGACATTTTGGTAGATTTTATAAAAAATAGAAATTTTGAAAAAATTGTCTATGTTGGATTACATTGGCCTGTGTGTAGCCATAACGGTAGATCAACCAGCAGTCATGCATTACAAGCAGTTACGAACAATGACAACATATATGTTTGTCCTTTTTTAAGCAGGCCAGTGTACAAGTTGTACGGAGGAATTCCTCCGACTGATAACGATACAAAAATTAAACAAATTATGTTATAGGAAAAATATGAAAGTAGCAATGATAGGGCTAGGAAAACTAGGATTGCCCTGTGCAGAAGTAATGGCCGAACACTATAGTGTTTGCGGATACGATATCAATATTGTTGATCCCACAATTACTGTACAAATTAAAAAATCAATAGCAGAAGCAGTTGATACAGCACATTTTATTTTTGTAGCAGTTCCTACTCCACACGACCCAGTCTATGGCGGCGGCACTCCAATTGCAGATTTGCCTCCTAAAGATTTTGATTACAGTATTGTTCAATCAGTACTAAATGAAATTAATCATTGTGTTAATAAAGAACAATTGGTAGTGCTCATTAGTACAGTGTTACCAGGAACAGTTAGAGAACATTTACAACCTTGTATCACCAATGCTAGGTTTATTTACAATCCATACTTGATTGCCATGGGTAGTGTTAAATGGGACATGGTTAATCCTGAATGTTTGATTATTGGCACTGAGGATGGGTCCAGCACCAGCGATGCAAAATTGCTGGTGGATTTTTACAAGCCTATGATGAAAAATAATCCGCAGATCAATATTGGCACATGGGACGAAGCAGAAGCAATAAAAGTATTTTACAACACATTTATTAGTGCTAAAATTGGGTTGGTTAACATGATCCAAGACGTTGCAGAAAAGAACGGCAATATCAATGTTGATGTGGTAACTGATGCACTTAAGAATGCAACACAGCGTATTACAGGTCCAAAGTATTTAACAGCAGGCATGGGAGATGCTGGTGCATGTCATCCCCGAGATAATATTGCCTTGCGATATCTTGCTGAACGATTGGATTTGGGATATGATTTATTTCATACCTTCATGTCAAGTAGAGATCAACAGGCTAAGAATATGGCTCTTAAATTAGTAAGCCTAGCTAAACAACATAACTTACCTGTAATAATTCATGGTCGTGCTTATAAGCCGTATGTAGAATATACCATCGGAAGTTACAGTGAACTAGTGGGACACTTTGTAGAGCAAGAAGGTATCAGTATTGCATATGCTGATCCATTAACTGGAGATGTTGCAAGCGGCCGTGCAGTAATATTGATGGCTCACAATCCAGCGGTGACCTATGCAGGCACTGGCGTAGAAATTAAACCTGAACAATTTTATTTTTATATTGAACCAGGCAGTGTTATTTTAGACCCGTGGCGCACTATAACAGATATTACAGGTTGTACAATCGTACACTACGGCAACACAAGGATTAAAAAATGAGAATAGTATTAGTGACTGGCGGATTTGATCCTTTGCATAGTGGGCATATAGAATATTTTGAGTCAGCAAAGAAATTAGGCAATATGCTTGTTGTTGGGATCAATACAGATGATTGGTTGGTTCGTAAAAAAGGGCAGGCCTTCTTGGATGAATACGAGCGTAGCCGAATTATTGAATCTCTTAAAGTTGTAGATAAAGTAGTTTGCTATCCTGACGCTGACGGTAGTAGTAAAAACACTATCACAGGTGTTAGAGCTATGTATCCCGATGCTACTATTATTTTTGCCAACGGCGGAGACCGTACAAAAGAAAATATACCTGAGATGGACCTGATAGACAATAAACTAGAGTTTGTATTTGGTGTTGGTGGAGAAAACAAAGTTAATTCAAGTAGCTGGATATTACAAGAATGGAAAGCACCTAAAACTGAGCGGCCGTGGGGGTACTATCGTGTGCTTCATGAAGTAAAAGGTACCAAAGTTAAAGAATTGACTATTGAGCCAGGTCAAAGTCTTAGTATGCAACGACACAAGTCTCGTAGCGAATACTGGCATGTTACCAGTGGAACAGCAGTGGTGTGTTCTATGATGCCAAACGGTTATAGTTTACCCGCACTCAAATTAGAGACGCACTCAGATTACAAAGTACCAAAAAACGATTGGCATCAGTTAACCAATCCGTTTGATGTTCCATGTAAATTGGTTGAAATTCAATTTGGCAAGTTGTGCAACGAGGAAGATATTGAGCGCAAATGATTGTTGACAAGCACCGTTCAAGGTGCTATAATATGTATATTGTTTAATAAACAGGAGCAGAAATGGCTACCAAAGCACCAGCAACAAAAACCCGTGTAACCAAAGCACAAGTTACGGCTCACCGAACCAAAGCTGTTAAAGACCACAGCCCAACTTGGGATGGTTGCGAAACTATGGACGCTGACAAATTTATGCGCCACTGGCATGGCGCAATGAGCTACTACCGTTTGGAATTTTCAGGCAAGGACTTGAAGCCTGCTGTGATCAAATGGATGACTACTGTTGGTTGCACCAAAGAAGATGTTGCGGCTTTTAAAAGAACCAAAGACAATCGTGTAAATGTCACAATGGGTGCCATTGCATCATGTTTGCTTCGCGGCATGCCCGCAGTTCGTGCGGACTTTAACAAGGGCCGTGACACAGCCGCTTGGTTGCGTAGCGAAATTGTTCAAATTGTGTCACAAGGCAAAGACGACGTGGACGAAGGTGCAGTTGTGGAAATCAAGCCAGCTGTTTACACTCCATCAATCCAGGACCGTGTTAGAGAAGCCGCTTACAGAATGACTGAAGAAATTGAAGAAGCCATTGAAGGTTTTCAAACTGATCCAGAAAACTTTGATCCAAAAGCATTTAAAATGCTGAACTTGCTCAAAGGCAAAGAAGTCAAAGCCGCTCATGCACGTATTATCAAAGGCTTCTACGAACGTGATTTAGCAGAACTTGAAGAACTTGCTGGCGGCAATGCAGACGAGCAGTTGAGAGAAGGTTACAGCCATCGCACTAAAAAACAAGTTAAGAATATGATTGTGTTTTATCAAGAGATTATGAGTGCGTGTGACATGTTGGCACAAGAAGCCAAAGTTAATCGCAAGCCACGTAAAACTAAGGTTGTTCCCAAAGATAAAATTGTTGCAAAACTCAAGTTCTTAAAGACCAACGAGCCTCTAAAGCTAGTCAGTATCAATCCCACAGACATCATCGGTGCTAGCGAACTGTGGATTTTCAATACTAAAACACGTAAATTAGGCAAGTATGTTGCTAACGAATTCAACACATTGAATGTTAAAGGCACTACGATTACCAACTTTAACGAGTTTACTAGCGTACAAAAGACTATTCGCAAGCCTGAGGAAAAGCTCAAAGAGTTCAAAGCCGCAGGTAAAGTTCAGTTACGCAAGTTCTTAGACGATATTAATGCCACAGATACCAAGTTGAACGGGCGTATTAATGAAGAAACCATTTTGCTTAAGGTAGCATAATTTGGTAGTTTATTGATGGAGTCTCTGATAAATATTAGATAAAGAGACTCCATTATGACAACACAACAATTAACCGTACGAAACGATAGATTATGGGCAGATAGCAACCTAGATCTGTCTGCTGATCATGTTTATAAAATTGATAACACACCTGTATTATCAGCTAACGAGCTTGGCCTTACTGTTACTAAAAGTAATCTGAGAGAAATTGGTACACTAAAAAGTTTAGAAGTATCGGGCACCACAACTCTAGCAGAATTTGCACATTTTAACAGCTCAAACGGAAGACTAGGACTCGGCACTATAGATGCCAATGCCAGCATCAGTATTTTAGACAACGATGTTGAAATTGCTATCGGTAGTCCAGAGCCTGGCATTGCACATTTTGGAACTTATTCCACTAGCGATGTTGCTATTATCTCCGACAATATTCCACGCATACTTGTAAAAAGTAATGGTGAAGTAATTATCGGAAGTGAGGCTGGAAAAACTGGTGTGCTACGAGTGCATGGATCATTGCACGTTGATAATTTTGTTTCTGACACAAGGGTTGAGCGTACTAGTTCGTTAGAATTTAAAGCCAACAGAGATGCTAGCATATATGGATTAGGTCTGTTATGGACTGCTGAACGCAACAATAAAGAATTAATTATGCGGTCCGATCCTGATAGATTGTGGGCTAACACGTCTGTTGATTTAGAAGAACATAATGCATATTACATTAATGGAAGACCTGTACTAAGCGCGACCAATTTAGGAACAAGTGTTGTTAACAGTAATTTGATCACTGTGGGTCCATTGCAATCGTTAATAGTCACAGGCGACACTGTGTTACAAGGCGAGTTAGATGCCAGTTCAACCAATGCCAGCTTAAAATCACTTTTAATCAACAACGGCATTGACAGCGTTTCATTGAACGCCAGCGGCACCAACAGTAATAAAAAATACAAGATTGCTATTAACGAAGAAGATGTATTCTACGCTAGTAATGACGAAATAATTATTGGTAATCCAAATTTTGGTCGTAGGTCAGTTAAGATATTTGGTCCAATTGCCACTACTTCAGATTTAACAGTTGATGGCGCCGTTACTTTAAACAACAAAAAGTTTACCAAAGGTGACCATGCACCAACCCAAGGACAATTCAACAAGGGCGACATTCAGTGGAATGAAAATCCAGTTGAAAGCGGTTATGTTGGTTGGGTATGCGTTGCATCTGGAACACCAGGACAGTGGTTACCATTTGGTGCTATTGCTCGCCAATAACATTGACTTTGTTGTATAAAAGTATATAATTATATTATGCGGACTTAGGCATTCATCCCGCAATATAAACTCTGCATGTCATTGCTTATTCAAGGAGAATACAATGGCAAAATTTTACTCAACAAAAACTTACGGTAACGACAGAGGTTTATCCTGCTGTTTTAGACAATGGCGTGCCAGTCATAGCCACTGTTCAACACTACATGGTTACTCAATTGGTATCAAACTTATATTCGAGTGCGATACGTTAGATGACAAAAACTGGTGCATGGACTTTGGCGGACTCAAAGAATTCAAAGCATGGTCTGACAGCATGTTTGATCATACTCTAGTAGTTGCTGAAGACGATCCAATGTTGGATTTTTTCAAACACATGAACGAGATAGTGGACATAGACAGCAAAGATCATCTGAGTAAACTTCCACATGAGCGCGGTGCCTTGTGTGATCTACGCATCGTACCCGGAGTAGGCTGTGAAATGTTTGCCAAAATGGCATATGACAAAATGGCTGAACTATTGGCATCCGGCGATATGCGCTACCCAATTAATCCCACAGTAAGAGTTAAATCAGTTGAAGTATTTGAACACGGTGCTAATTCGGCTACGTACGAAGGTTAAGCATTATTGGAGACTTTGGGCAAAAGCCCTAGGTGAAAAATCAGGCAGTTCGGACGTGGAAGCGGACCGAATTGCTTGCATTAGAACGCTAGTTGTGTTAATATACATTATCACAAACTTTTTTATAATCGCAGGCGTCATAAGGCATTGGTAATGGGCAAAATAGGCTTCGCATGTAAATGGATCGATCATGCAGATCAAGTAAACGGCATCAAAAAAGATGACGATGCTAAACAATACAACACCGGTACAACTACCATAAGTTGGTTAAATAGACAAAGCAAAGAAGTTGCAGAGCAAAAACTTTGGGACTTAATGGTTCAAAATTTATTAGCTACACAAAAACTAGTAGACCGTGTAGGAGGACTTAATGAAAATCTTAGGATGGTTCGCCTTAGTAGCGACATTCTTCCTGCTTATACCGAGCCTACTTGGAGTTATTTTTGGCGTCGGCCTGACGTTGTCAGCTATCTTGAGCGCAATTTTAGCCTTATTGGTCATAGTGCTCGTGCAAGCAATACCCGTCTTAGTATGCATCCTGGTCAGTTTGTTGTTCTTGCTAGTATTAATCCGGGTATTGTTCAACGAAGTATAGAAGAATTTGAATATCATGCTGACATGGCTCGTTATATGGGCTACGGCAGGAAATTCCAAGATTTTAAAATTAACGTACACATCAGTGGCCGACTAGGACCCGATGGCATTCGTGATGCTTATAAGAAATTAAGCAACGAAGCACGTAATTGTATTACAATTGAAAACGAAGAAAACTCATGGGGGTTGGATGACTGTCTTACTATTAGCGATGTTGTGCCTATTGTTATGGATATTCACCACCATTGGATCAGGGAAGGTGTATACATTACACCAGAAGATGATCGAGTACAACGTGTTATTGATAGCTGGCGTGGTGGTCGCCCTACTATGCATTACTCAGTTAGTAGAGAAGATTACCTAGTTGATCACGACACAACTATTATGCCTGACTATACAACACTGTTAGAGTTGGGACATAAAAAACAAAAACTAAGGGCACACAGTGACTTTTATTGGAATCAAAAAACAAACGAATGGGCAATAACTTTTCTAAAACAGTTCGACATGATGTGCGAAAGCAAGGGCAAAAACCTCGCCAGCATGGCAATGTACAATCAAGCCAAAAGCTATCTCGAGAACAACTAATACATCGGTTGGAAACTCTTAGGGAAGAGCTAGAAGAAAATCCCAACTTGAATGAACAGCGTAAGGCTAGAATTCAAGAGGACCTGACTCGTTACTCCGATCAACTAAAACGGTTTGAATAAAAAGGCCTTGCGCCCTTTTTATTATTTTGTTACTTTAGTAGCACGTGGCTTTTTAGCTGCCGGCGCTTTCTTAACAGCTGGTGCTTTTTTGGCTGCTGGTTTTTTGGCTGGAACAATAGACTCCACTACTGCTTGTACAGCTTGCTCAGAAACCGCTGGGGTAACCTCAACTTTATATGGTGCTTCTGCTTGAACTTCAACAGGTTTTCCTGTAAAAAACTCTTTAATTTTTTTGAACATTGTATGTTCCTCCTTGTGGATTATTTATACTGATAAATATCATTATGTATAACTTTATTCGTCACATTACCTTAAATGAAGGTAATACACCTAAAACATTAACTCAAGCAGTCTTGCACTACAAGAAAGACGATTTAGAGCCGGCGATCTCAGAAGAAACCATTAATTACCATTATGGTAAGTTGTATAAAACCTATGTAGAGCGTTTTAACAATGGCGAAGGCGATGCTGACTTTAATGAAGCGGGTGCGTTTTTACACCATTTGTTGTTTACTCAATATCAATCGCCACAATCCTCAAATGCACCTACAAATATTGCTGAAAATTTTATCAACAAATATTTTAAAAGTTTTGATAATTTTAAAGATGCTTTTCAAAAAGAAGCAATGAAGATACAGGGCAGTGGATGGGTGTACTTGTCAACTGATGGCAGTATTAAAACTATCAAAAATCATCAAATAAAAATGGATATTGTATTCATAGTTGACTGGTGGGAACATGCATGGGCATTAGATTATCAAAGTGACAAAAAAGGATATTTGGCCAATCAGTGGAAAATTATCAACTGGAACATTGTCAGTTCTAGAATTGGTCTAAGGTCTTAAGACTGCTTACAGGCATATCCCATACCTTACGTGCTTCCACACCCTTTAGTTGTGCAAATTTCTTAGGGTCGCAATCTCCGCACACATGATAGAAATTATTGTTTAATCGCTTGGGATCCATGGATCCTTTTTCTCGATTAAACACTCCTTGACAACAATCACACTTAAACAATACTACTGTGACCTTACGGCTATAAGAATGGGTCTTACCCTTCTTACTGGTGCGTATGTGCTGGTTTATTCTAAATTCAGTTCCAATATACATAACTGTATTTACATTAAGGTTATAAAATCCTTTGATAAATATCATATCGAGGACTATTATGATCACCATTTCTGAATCAGCAAAGACAAAAATCAAGGATTTACTTCTTGAAGAAAACAACCCAAAACTAGCATTACGTACATTTGTGCAAGGCGGCGGCTGTAGCGGCATGAGTTATGGATTTACGTTTGATGAGGAAATGAACGAAGACGATTTCGAAGTTCCCTTAGACCAATTTCGAGTACTTGTAGATAGTATGAGTATGCAGTATTTGACTGGCGCAGAGATAGATTATAAAGAAGATTTACAGGGTAGTTCATTCAGCATAAAAAACCCCAACGCACAGACTACTTGCGGATGCGGTTCAAGTTTTGGAGTTTAAACACAAATGACACAACAACTAATTGATATTGGCGTACAAGGTAATGACGGCACTGGCGATAGTATTCGCGAATCGTTCCGTAAAGTAAACGAAAACTTTAACGAGATCTACTCTGTCTTTGGACTAGGCGGAACTATTAGATTTACCGACCTAGGTGATACTCCTAATAGTTACACTGCTAATCAAGTTATCATGAGTGACACCACCGGAACAAGCCTAACTGCTAGAGATTTAATTGCAGGTGCTGGTATTGCAATTAATAAGACTAGTAACACCAGCGTAACTATTACATCAACCACTACTGGACTAATTGGTGATTCAGCGCCTAGTTTAGGGCTAAATTTAAATGCAAATAATTTTACCATTGCTCGTTTGGCAAATCCTAGCCAAGCATTAGTTGATGCATTTAATGCATCGTATGCCACTTTAGGTGTATCAACCACACTTGCACAACTGGCTATTAACAAAGGATATGCAGACAGCAATTACGTTGCTGTTTCAAATGGGTATATTACTAATGCATTAAGATCAAGAAGTGAGCCAGCAACTCCTCAAATTAATGATCCAGATTATGATAAAACACTGACAAGTAATTATCTTTCTACTGAAGTTATGCAACGTAAAGATGTAGTTTATCGTGGTGGAGATACTATGACCGGTGCGCTGACATTGAATGATCATCCAGCGCCTTTAACAGGATTTGGTACTCCAAACGGTGCCAACGATTTGCAAGCCGCTACCAAATATTATGTTGATAACAACAGTTTTTCTAGCAATGTCAACTTGTATGTGTCAACTGCCAGCGGCGATGACCAACAGACCAAAAGCCCTGCGGGAAAAGAAGGTAGATTTTGGCAGTACGCTTATAAGACTGTGGGGCAAGCGGCCTTGGCAGCTGAAAACTTAATTAACCTGGCAAGTATTGAACCAGGCCCTTACAAACAAAAAATTTCCTACACGGTAGGCGTAAATCAAACATTCAGTACTATTCAAAGTGTGACATTGAGTGGCGGCAATGCCGGAGTTAGCGGGTATGAACACGCAAGTGAATTGTTGAGACTTAACAAAGGATTCATACTCAGCGAAACCATTGCATACCTTAACAAAAAATATGTAAACTACATTCCAATTGACTCGGGCCGTTACACCGCAATCATAAACAACATTGTTGATGGCATCAGTTACGATTTGGTGTTGAACACAAATTACAACACGGTAACACAAGCTTCTAAATTATTTAATCCGTTGAATATAGATTTAGTCACCGAACAATTAACACAACTGTTAGACGGTATTGAATATGCCAAAAACATAATTTTAGCTTATAGTTATAGTACAGTCAACGCACAAAATTACATTGGAGCAGTTATAGATGCCATATGCTATGACCTAGTATTTCAAGGTTCATTCCAAAGTATTCAAGTAGCATTGGCATTTGATCAATATAATACTGGCCTAGATTTGAATGAAATCAAAGCCACTTTGTTAAATTTAAAAACCAGTTTAACGGCCATAGCGTCAGTTGCGCTATCCCCAAATGCTGTGGCATCTATCAACAATAATATTACCGTCATTGACAATTTATTAACAACTGATGTTATTCCAACTGTGTCATTCCCTGCAATTCAAACCACTGCGGCTGGCCAAGTCAGCGCAAGAGAATTGTTGTTGAATAACATTCCGTTTATACAAGCTGAAATCACTGCGTACTTGAAAGCGAACTTTCCAACAGTGGTATACAGTTCGACAAAAAGCCAACGTGATGTAAAATACATAGTATGGAGCATAACATATGATTTAATGTATGGTGGCAATCAACAAAGCGTGTATGCTGGATTACAATATTGGCAAAGCGGCGTTTATCAACTGCTAGCTTCTGAGAAAGAAGCCTGCGTTTCGGCCATTGGATATATTAATACATTGGCACAAGCTATTATTCTCAATGCCGCGCCAGCAATTGTTTATCAAACTAGCTTTAGACAATACACAAATGAAACCATTACTGGTGGTGGGGCCGCGGCAACTAGCATTTCAACAAACATAGCCTCCATAGTGAGTATTGTTAATGCTATTAGTTTGCCCGCTCCTACTGTGGTGTATCCAACAATCAGTTCAGTATCTTCTGTGTTGTTAACAGCAAGGACTGACATTTTAGCTCAAAAGTCCGCATTAAAAACGGCGGCAACTACTTACATTAATTCCAACACAAGTTTTTCTGTTATCAACAACGATGTTATTAATGGTATTATTACCACTAATTTTGCCACTATAACAAACATATTAACTGTAGGTATTGGTTCAAGATCCGTGCCTACCTATACTAGCCCAACTGGATTAAGTTCAGGGTTCACCTATGCCAGACAGGCATTGTTGGCCAATATCAATTTCTTAGTAGAAGAAACATATGCTTGGCAACTGGCGCAAACACCTACATTTGTTCCTGCAGAAGGTGTTGTTTCATTCAAACGTAGACTGGGTTATTTTTTAGAAGCAGTTGCATATGACATAACCTACGGTGGAAATTCAGGTAGTTTACCAAACGGTTATGAATACTGGGTTAACGGAGTGTCAACGTTGTCCAGCGGTGAACGTGCCATTTATGCACAATCAATTGGACGGTTACAAAATATAGCGGCATTATCAGTTGGTAATAATACCGTGACTCCAACATTTCAAAGTGGTGTTACCCAAACATTTAATATTGTATGGGCGGGCGGGGCCGTAGCCAACCCGTTAGTAAGTGAAAAACTTGGAAATATTTCAACTATTATTGCAAATAATACAACATTGGTGTATGTGTATCCAGATTTGGCAGTGTACGACAGTGTGTACAAAGCCGCAAGAACCACTATTATTGGTACCAGAGCAGCCATATCAACCAGTGTTGTCAACTATCTAACTATCAAATACATAGGTGGATTCAACTACAACGAATTTACTTGTTACAGAGACCTTGGCTATATCATTGAAGGTATGCGTATTGATTTGTTGACTGGTGGCAATTATCAAACAGTCACTGCTGGTAAGAGTTATTACAAAAGTGCCAGTGCTAGACTAGCTATCACAACTCAGTTGACAGAAACTGTTGACGGCATCACGTTTGCTAAGAACTTGGCATTGCAAGTATTGAATCAAACTTCAGCTACTCGCTTTCAAACACTAATTGCTCAAGCGTTCAACGGATCACTGACTGCGTCAACTGCCGCAAAGACCACACTTGCCAACAATATGAACACTATCCTTAGCATTATTGCTAACGGGTATGGATCAGCCCCTGCGGCCAGCTTTGGTACTGGAATATACACTGTGGTTTTTAGTAACGGTGGAAACGGTTATGTTGACCAAGGGTCTCCAGGCAGTGTTCACATTATTCCTGCTAAAATATTATTAGGCAGCACATCTGGAGCAGGCGGATCCATTGTAAAGTATCTTCCAGGCAGTGGCGCCAGCGCAGATTCCATTTGGGTTAGATTAACTAGACCAAGTTTCTTCCAGGAGGGAGAACAGATGGAGTTTGGAGAAACTGTTAAAGATCTCAACATCACTATTTTTGTGGAAAGTGGCATTTATCAAGAAGACTATCCAATACGACTGCCTGCCAACTGTAGTATCAAAGGTGACGAATTCCGTAGAACAATTATTCGACCATTGGATAGAGTTTCGCAATCACCGTGGAGGAAAATATTCTTCTACAGAGATGCAGTTGTTGACGGCTTGCAGATTGGATTAACAAATACATCTGTAGATTATGCAACTGCTTCGAGTATCACATTAGGCGGAACTAGTGGAAAAATTGTTATTACACTAGGATCAGGACAAGCTCAGGCTAGTTGGATTGGAAAAATTATTCAAGACAATAATGTTCCGGCTGGAAAAGCTGTGGTTGAAACTGTGGCAGGCAACACTATGAACTGTGGAGTTATCTATCCATTTGCCACAAAGACCACATATGCATCGGGCAACTGGCACATTTACGGAACATATAATTACGGACGTCATTACTTGGTTAATCCGTTGGACATAACAAGTACTGCTAAAAATAACCGAGACATTGACGTGGTACTGTGCGGCGATGCTACTAGGATCAGTAATATCACGTTCCAAGGACACGGCGGCTTTGCCATGGTGCTAGATCCGGAAGGACAAATTAAAACCAAGTCGCCATACGGTCAAGTATGTACAAGTTTTAGTCAGTCTGTAAATAAACAAGCGTTCCGAGGTGGCCAGTTTGTTGACGGATTTGCTGGTAGACTATTTGGTAACATTACCAATGTGGCTGATTCTGGTATCACTGTTACTGTTACTGGTGGCGTTAACAGTGGATTAGATATTCGTCCGCCGCAAGTTCCATGTGTATTTTATGTACAAGGAAATCGTTTCCAAGTTAATGATATTGTCAGCTATGATCCTGCCACATACACTGTGACTATGACATTGGATGTATCAACTCCATTTAACACCGTTAACATTTATAACACTGCTAATTTCTCATCTGAAGTAGGCTTGCTCATTGACAATCTGACCAATGATTTAGTATTAGGATCAAACTTTCAAAGTATCAAATCAGGGTTATACTATCTACAAAATGCAAATGTTGTGGTTGGTATAAAACAAATATTTCGTTTAGCTGGATTGAACAAAGCTCGAAACTTGATGAATGCGGCTATTTCTAATGGCACTTCTACAAACATCATAACAAGTCAGATGACCACTATCACTGACATGATAACTAATGGGTTTGCGGCAATGCCCACTGCAACGTTTCCAGAACCTATCGGAGCAACTGCCAATGTTATAAAAGCTAAAAATATATTAATTGCCAATAAACAATTTGTTCAAAATGAACTAGTTGCGTGGGTCGCACAGAATTTTGCAACTAGAGGATACCCTGGATATAATGCGTTTGTGTTAAGTCAGCGCATGGGATATCTAGTTGATGCAATGACTTACGATTTGTTGTACGGCGGTAACAGTGCAACTAGAGACATTGCACAACTTTATTACAGCAATGGTATCAGTCAGATTACAGGTTTAGAATATTTGTATTCAAGCGCAATTTCTAAACTGGTGTCTTTGGTAAAATCTATAGTAGAAAATACCACTATAACACCAACTGTAGGAAACATATCTACACAAGTTACTAATTTGCCTGTGGCTACTTCAGCACAAGGAATAATACTAGCTAACTTGGCCAGTTTGGCAATTGACTATATTATAGAAGGTAACTATAACAATTCAATTATTGGTACTATCACTAGTGGAAGTTCCAACATAACCAACGTGTCATACAATCCTGCATTGATAAATGGAGCAACTATTGCCAGTGCAGTTAATGCCGGCGTGCCTGTATCAACAACTATTGTATCTTATAATGCAACAACTAATGTTATTGTAATGAGTGCGGCAGCAACTCTTAATAGTACTAATTTAAAACTAACAGTGGGAGGAGCCGTACCTAGTAGAACAGCTCCTACTATAACTGGACAAAATAGCCAACGTATGAATGATGCTGGCACTGTTGTTTCTGCAAAAACTTCTATACAAAACGGTGTTACCAGTTATCTAGACGCAGGTGCTGGCACAGCTATCAACATTGAAATGGGCGGCAACCGTAGTATGTTGGCCAATGACTTTGCCATGATTAACGACCTGGGCTATGCTATTGTGGCAACCAACGGTGGCGTGACAGAACAAGTGTCGACATTTACATACTATTGTCATACTCACTACTGGGCAAACAATGGCGGGCAAATTCGATCAGTGGCTGGCTCAAATGCACACGGTAATTTTGGTTTAAGATCCAGCGGATACGATGTGACTGAATTGCCAGATGCTGTGAAATTATCCAATGACATGGTACAGACCGCACGGGTATACAAACAAGGCCTAGTTGCTGGTCAGATGGTTCCAACTATTTCTGCTCAAGCATTGGGAATTTGGATTGTTGGTTACACATATAACCCGCCAAATAATGCAGAGATTGAAATTGACCACTCTGCACAGGGCGGTGCCATTTATCGTTATCTCATCAGTACTGTTGAGCACACTACCATCACAGTTGATGGACAAAATGTACTTAAATTAAATTTAAGCACTGCTGGTACCAACAGTACTATCACCACAGGGTTGCAGTATGCGTTATACGATGGGCAAATGTTGACCATTCGTGTTAATCAAAATATCAAATTTAACGATATCGATAATGTCAAGCCAACAAGGCCAAGTACTGCTGTGCAATACAGTGAGAATCTAGGTGACATTTATAGAATTATTGCTTACAACTTGACAGAATCAACAGGCGAACTGTTGCCAGCCAACGTTGCTGTTTTACAAAGCGATGCTTCGTTCAACTATTATAAATTTGTAACAGATGGTACCAATCTTACTCAGCTAGATCCCGGTAATGCCGCTAAGACACAGGGTAGTAAAGTTGGTGATAATAAAATAGCAGTATTACAAATCAGTCAACAAAGCCAAATTGACCAGTTGAACAAAGGAATTTTCCTAACTGGTTGGAATGGCCGAGTTCATCGTATTACTGGATACACTCCGCCGTTGTTTATTGCAACTGGTGCGTTCAACAGCTACAACGCCGGAACTTTCACGTTAGTTGTAACCAACGTGGCTGGAAGTATTGACATTGGTGATGTGATAACTGGTACAGGATTTGTCAGTGGGCAAACTGTTTCAAATGTTGTGTTGAGCGGAATTGGAACTATAACTGCAACAGTTACGCTGAGTGCTGTGGCGGATACTACGCCAGCAGGTACTATTACATTTGGTGTTAATAAGAACGGATATTTAAGTATAGATCCTAATTCTGTTCTTAACAACTCAGCTGATGGTACTGGCATTGCTTCAATGAATTATTTCTCAAGTGCTGTTGGTCCCACTGGTACCACATATACGCAAGTAAATTTTGATGTACCATTCACTACCACATTGCCAGTTGTGGACAGTTATTTAACAATTGCAAATCAAGCAACCACTGCATACAACGGAACGTACCAAGTGGTGGTTGTTACTAGTAAAACACAAATTTTCATTGCCAGCACCAGTGCGTTATCGGTGGGCATGGTTATTAGTAGTTCAGCAACTGGTGCATATATACCTACAACTTGTGTTATTCAAAGTGTTGACAGCTCAACTGCGTTTACGGTCAGTCCAGCCGCATGGATTCCAGCAGGAGCAAGTATTGTATCAACGCTGGTGGCTTACCTGTCAGGATTAACTATCAGTAACCCAGGAACAAATTACACAGTAGTTCCGCAAATCACAGTGTCAGGCGGTGGTGCACTGGTACAAGCCATTGCGACTTGTACCATTGCTGGTGGCAGTATACAATCAGTAACCATAGTTAGTCCAGGATACGGATACAGCAGTGCTCCAAATGTCACTGTCAGCTACGGTGATGCAGTGCTAACTCCAGTTCTTTCTGAGTCACCACAGATTAACTCCACAGTGACCTCAGGCAACATAACAACTAGATTGGGTTTAATTTATGCCAGTAATCCTGGAGTGTTTGCTGTAGGCACTGTTAGAACAGTTAGTGCATTTGCCAGCATTGCAGGCAGCGGTCCATACACGGTTAATTTAACAATAAACTCTGGCGCAGTTCCAACGGCTGGCTCATGGTATCAAGTTAGCGGTAATACCAATACGTTATATAATGGTTTCTATCAAATTGCTGCCACTGGTTCGTCAGCAACCAATATTACCTTAATTTATAATTATAATCCAGGCACGTGGAGCAGTGTTACCCCCACCACAGCGACACTGTCGGTAACAAATGCAACCAGTACACAATTGGGCATCAGTAAACCATTTAGTTCAAGTACAGCGGTAACATTGCGTGGGGGTTATCCTGCAGATTCGGCAGCACAAGTTACCACACGTATCAGTACTTGTCGTGTTACTGGGCATGACTTGCTGGACATTGGTACTGGTAGTTACAACACCACCAACTGGCCCACTGTGATTTACGGTAATCCAGCAAAGGCGTATCAACAGTCACAAGAAGTATTAGAAGAAGGTGTGGGACGTGTGTTCTATGTGACCACTGACCAAAACGGTATCTTCCGTGTGGGTCGTTTCTTCACAGTTGACCAAGGTACTGGATCAGTTACATTTAGCGCAAGTATTGCTTTGAGTAACTTGGACGGTTTAGGATTCAAACGTGGTGTTGTTGTGAGTGAATTCTCAACTGATCCAAGCATGACTAACAATGCCAGTGATACTGTTCCTGTGATGAGTGCTATCAGAAGTTACATTGATAAACGTTTGGGTATTGACCACGGCGGCAGTCCAGTTGCATTGGCAAACTTGATTGGTTCAGGGTACGTGCCGTTAAACGGCACACTGGCCATGAAGTCCACTTTCAACATGGGTAACTTTAACATTGTTAACTTGGGTTCACCTGGCTCTAACTACGAAGCTGCCAATAAACTGTATGTCGACACTCAAGTGGTATCTTACAACGCTCTCAACAAAATGACTGATGTGACAATTACTAGTCCATCAACCAACAACATTTTAATTTACGATCAGATTGACAACAAATGGAAAAATAAAACTGCGGTGGGTGATGTAAATCTTGTGTACACTGCCGGCACTGGAGTATTGTCCGCTGTTATACAAACCGGTGTGATTGTCAACGCTCAAGTGTCAACCACTGCTGGTATTTTACAAAGCAAGTTGGCAATGAACATTGCCAACGTGTCAGGATCCGCTCCAACTGGCAATGCGGCCGCAATACAAGCCAGTAACGGACTTGTGAGTTTTAACACTAACCAATTTGACTTGTTCAACGGTTGGGCAAGTTTAAAAACTGCAACTAGCGCAAGCAATGGTGTAACATTAGGAAAGATACAACACATCAGCACTGGAACATTGTTGGGCAACAGAAGTGGCTTGGCAGCAAGTCCAATAGAAGTTACACCAGCACAAGTAGTAAGCGATGCAGGTGGCCTCACAAACACATTGTTCAATGCCACCGGTGCGATAACTGTGGCGTTTGATGGTTCTAATGTGGCAAATAATGTGTATGCTGTGACAGGTATCACTACCACTAGAGCTGTTAACAGTCTAGTCAAAACAGACAGTCTAGGTGGCATTGATGTTAACTTTGTGAAGGTAGGCGGATACCGAGCATTGGGAATCACATCCTTAACCAATACGTTTACTACACCTGGTGGATTTGATTACATGACTGTGCTGGGAACGACATCAAGTAATTCCAACATGACTGTGTTTGGCACGCTGGATGTCAGCAACGGCACGCTAAAAACCAACTTGTTGACCACTGATAAATCAGGAGCAAGTAGTGGTCCTAATGCGGGTAGTGCAAGTATTAGTGGCTGGTGGGCCATGCAAGCATCCAGTCAACTTGACTTTAGTCTTGGTACGCTGAAATCGCTAACACTGACCACTGGCGGAGAAGCTGTTGCAGGCACCATGACTGGACGTTGGACGTTGGCTGGTGCAAGTAGATTGCAAGCCACCTATGCTGACTTGGCAGAATATTACGAAGGCGATCAGGAATATGAAGAAGGAACCGTATTAGTATTTGGTGGTGATAAAGAAGTTACCACAACAACACAAATAAACGACACACGAAGTGCTGGCGTGGTCAGTGCCAACCCAGCGTATGTGATGAACGGTGAGCAAACTGGCATTAAGGTGTGTATTGCACTGGCCGGTCGTGTGCCATGCAAAGTAATTGGTAGAGTCAAGAAGGGTGACATGCTGACCACCAGTGCCACTGCTGGTTATGCTGTTAAGGCTTTGAATCCTACTTTGGGTGCTGTTATTGGCAAAGCACTGGAAGACAAAGACTACGGAGAAGCTGGCATGATACAAGTTGCTGTGGGGAGAGTATAATGACTAAATTAAATGTTAATATTGGACTCAGTGTCAACGACAAAACTGGTGACACACTGCGCACAGCATTTGATAAAATAAATCAAAACTTCACTGAACTGTATGCCAAGCCAGCTTATATTAGTACAACTAGTCTAAAAGCCATAGTTGCGGCCAGTACTAGTTTTACAGATTTCCAAGCAAGAATTGCGGCACTATAATACGGTAAATACACTAAACGGAGCACAACATGCCAATACAACGAATTGAAATAGGTGGATATGCAAATGACGGTACTGGTGACGATTTGCGCACAGCATTTAACAAGGTCAATGCCAACTTCACACTGTTGGACAGCGATGCGCAAATTAACGATGGTGTTAATCTAGGCACAGGCGTTGCTGTACTAAAGGGCAAAACCAGCACTATATTGCAGTTCAAAAGTCTTACCAGCACAGACACATCAGTTACACTGACCGCAACTGATAACACAGTAAATTTAAAAGCCAACACACGTTTAATAGAAGATATTACGCCCGCACTGGGTGGCAATCTAAACTTAAACAACAGAAACATAATTGGCGCTGGAGATGTAAAGGCCAGCGTTTATGGAGTTGATATTGTAGCTCTTAACGCCATGATGGCATTGTTAATCGAATCCAACAAAAATCTTGTTGTTGACTTTGGAGATTTTGATAATCCGTCTGGCTACGAAACTAACCCGCAGGGATATTTGTTTGACATGGGCGACTTTGTTGGGCCGCAACCTAGCAATAGATTTAATTTTGGCACGTTTGTTTAATTGAGACACATATGGCATTGAATATTTGGTCACAACCGTCTGGCTACGCATTTGGAACTTTCCAAGAGCAGGCTATTTTTAATAGACCCTTGCCATTAGTAGCCGGTTATGTCAGCGGTGCAACATTTAAGATAATTTCAGGCAAACTGCCGCCAGGGCTAAACGTTGTTGGCAGCGCAATCACTGGAACACCATATTCTGTATCTGACATCACTGTGTTTACATTTTGTGTTAGAGCAACGTTAACTGCCACAGGTGAAATTGCCGATAGAACATATTCCATAACCATTGATGGTGCTGATGCTCCAGAATTTGTAACACCTACTGGCAGATTAGCAGTCGGTACACATCAACAAATGTATGTTCTGGACAAAACCTATATCAATTATCAAATTGAAGCATTCGACTTGGATACCAGTGCTGGTCAAAAATTGAATTATTTTATATCTTCGGGAGATGGAAAATTGCCGCCGGGACTGACCATGTCGTCAGATGGAAAGATTAGTGGATTTATTCTACCGGCTGTAAAAATTAAGCCCGCCGACGGTACCGGCACATACGACGATGCATATTATGATGCGGCGGCATTTGACTTTGGATTAAGAGCTACCAACGGATTTGACAGTTATATTTACGACAGAGTATTTTATGATTATAACTTACCCAATGTGAGACCGTCAACTTTAAATGTTAACTATCAATTCAAAGTAACTGTGAGTGACGGCACTAGCATTGCACAACGTATTTTTAAAATATTTGTTGTCGGTGATGACCAGTTTAGAGCGGATACTACTACAACAGATGGCTTTGCAGACGAGTTGTTCACTGCTGACGTTACCTATCTAAGACAGCCTGCTTGGCTTACCAATACTAATATAGGGCTGTTTAGAGCCAATAACTATCTAACTGTACCTGTAGCATTATATGATGACTCAAATGTTTTTTATAATTTAGAATTAATTAATCAAGAAGTTAAGGCACAAGCAGTTAATATTTTGCCTTCAGACAATTTTAAAAACGGAAATAAAATAACCGTAACTAATGTTACTGGAACTATACTGCCTGGATATCTTTGTCACTTTGAAGGCATCATTGCAGGTGCAACTGCTCAACTTTACAAAATCAGTGTGGTAGAAAATTTAGGCAGTGGCCGTTATCGTCTCACTATCCTAACACCCTTGCAATTAAGTATTCCAACTGGTACTAGTTTTTACATAGGTACAATGAGCGCATTACCAAAAGGCACTAGTTTTGACATACAGACTGCTACTATTTTTGGATTAGTTCCTTATCAACCTGCTATTACAAAAACCTATAACTTTACTATTACTGCCACTAGATTTGGAGATAAACAAGACAGCGCAACTGCATCGAGAACATTTACCATTGGTATCATTGGTGAAATTGACAGTGTTATTACATGGTTAACTGATGCCAACTTGGGTAATATTAATGCAAATTTTATTTCCAACTTGAGTGTTTCAGCTTCAAGTACCATACCTGATGCCATTGTGTCATATACTTTAACCAACGGTGCATTGCCCCCAGGGTTAACTTTAAATTATGATGGAGAAATCATAGGCAAAGTCAATCAGTTTTACAACGCTACCACAGGTTCATTAGGGTTAACACGATTTTATGATGGTGTTGTCAGCAGTAGAACATTCATAACATTTGACTTTGACACCACTACAGTGGACAAAAAATACACGTTTGTTGTTCAAGCTAGGGATCAGTACGATTACAGTGCAACTGAAAGGACATTTACACTATATGTGGATACACCCAACAGCATAGGTTTCAGCAACATCAAAACCAAACCGTTCTTAAAACAATCTCAAAGAACAACATGGAAGACATTTATTAACGACACTTCTATTTTTACTCCAAACAGCATTTATAGAACTAATGACGCTAACTTTGGAGTACAATCCGATTTAAACATGTTGATTTATTCAGGAATAGAAACAAAGGATGCCGCATTGTTTGTGGGTGCCATTGGTCTCAATCATAAAAGAAAACGGTTTGCCTTTGGTCCAGTCAAATCAGCTGTTGCTATTCAAACTGGAACTAATAATGTAGTATACGAAGTTATATATGTCAGCATGATTGATCAGCAAGAACCCAATGGAAAATATCTTCCGAGAAAGATACAATTACCTGGTCTAGCTAGCAATGCAATAACTGTGGATAACAGCACAAGTATTTGGAGCAGAACGCTGGATTCGTTGGGTAACGACAGTCCAGAACGTGTTAGGCCTGAGCCACTGATCACCGTTGACAGCACTGGGTATGAAGTATCAAATCCCAATGTTAACGCATATTTTCCCAACAGTATTACCAATTGGCGCAGTAGAATTAAGGATGCTGGCGCAACTGAAAGAAACTACATGCCCTTATGGATGCGAAGTATTCAGCCCGGCGCAAGTCAAGAATTAGGATTTGTATTGGCCATTCCAATTTGTTATTGCGAAGCAGGAAAAAGTGCTGATATATTATTAAACATAAAATACAGCGGATTTGATTTTAAATCCTTAGATTACACAGTGGACAGATACATAATAGATTCTGTCACCGGTTCGATTAACGATAAATATCTTGTATTTAGAAACGATAGGATAACAGTATGACCAGTCAAATAAATTTCGGAGCAATCAATGCATCTTACCCAGTAGCTGGGCAAGATAACAACAGCCAAGGATTTCGTGATAATTTCACAGCAATCTCAGCTGGATTAGCCATTGCCAAAACAGAACTCACTGCATTGCAAGACAAAGCTGTGTTAAAAGCAAACCTCACAACCAATGCGGTTGTCAACAACGACCTAAACGGCAGTACCATAAGCAACGGATTATACAATAAATTCTACGGGGTATATTTCAGCGGTGGAACTGTTTCAGCTTCGGCAAATATTGATTTAGTCAACGGTCCTGTACAAAAATTTGTGCTGTCAGGAGATGCCACATTGACCTTTACCAACTGGCCCACTGCCGGTAAAATGGGTTTGATCCGTGTGTTGATTTCTAGCGATCAAAACGGAGTGCGTACTCCGGGATTTGCAACCAGCGGCGGCGGCACTATCAGATACGACGTAGCATATCCCACATTGCCAAACAGTTCAAGTCAAGGATTTAAGGTTGGTGGGGAAAGTGTTCGAAGCATCACAATCATAGAAGCCGGCAGCAAATATCAAACTCCAACCACTGTTTCGTTTACCAGCCCAACATTGACTGGCGGAACAGTTGCAACTGCGACTGCTGCCTACAAAGTACTTTCTGCCACAGCTTCGTCAGGTGTACTGGGCACTGGTTATGCTAATGGTGATAAACTAGTTGTAAACGAAAATTCAAAAATTGTACTGTCAGTAACCGGAGTAAACGGAACCGGCGGCATCACTAACCTCAGCGTGGTTGTTAATGGTCCTTTAGAATCTCCCTTGACTGGATCAAAAACTGTTACATCATTATCCAGTTCTGGAACTGGAGCTCAGGTTGATTTAATTTGTGCTATTGATACAATAACCGTGACAGATAGCGGAGATGGTTGGTCTGGTGTTCCACCAATTGTTACCGTTGGGCCTCCTTCGGTAACAGGTGTTCAAGCAACGGCAACTGCTGTATTAACATCTAATACAGGTGATAACGTCAAAGTAATAGAAGCATGGACAGTTGATGCTGGACTCAACGTATATCTAAGATATGTTGGTGAATACAATTAATGCATCCGTTAATATCACATTTAGAAGATTTGAAGGACAGTGAGATTGATTCAAAAATTAATGATCTCACTAAAAAATATTTCCAATCAATGAATCCACAATTGAAACAACAAGTTGCTATGGCATTGGATTCTTACAAGGAAGAACAAGCTAAAAGGCGTCAAGCTGAATGGCAAAAAATGGTTGATAATCGCGATAAAAGCCTTGACAAATTAATCAACATACAGTAAAATATAGGCTATGCGCCTAGACAAATATAACAATCCCATATTTTCAGAACAAGATTTATTTGATGCCATTTATAAAGGACATCAATTTAATGTCAACGATACTATGATTGTTGAACGTACCGATGCTGTAAAAGAATTAGAAAAACAAATTGGTTTTAGATTTGTTCCTCCGTACGAACCTCATTTTGACGTAGCAGACTACGATCGAGCTTGCCAATCTAATTGGAATATACCCAATGAGTATAAAACACTGGATATTGAATCTTGGATATGGGAGCAATGCCCACCGTGGGATCCTCAGCATACTAGAGTAACTGAGGAACTGGCAGCATTTAGAGAACGCAATATGATAGATTTATTGCGTTGGCTCAAGTATTTTGTTGATACTTGCAACAAAAATAATGTAGTTTGGGGAATTGGTAGGGGATCTAGCGTGGCCAGTTACGTACTCTATTTAATAGGAGTACATCACATCGATAGTATTAAATATAATCTCGAGTGGCAGGAATTCCTGAGATAAGTAGTAGTATAATTAAGGAGATTTAAAAATGGAACAACAACCAAAACAAGTATATCGCTCAATGCAAGGCAAAGAAGTTGATATGAATAGATTAGTTAACGTTAACGAACTTACTCCAGCAGTTGGTAATATTAAAGTTAATGCCCGTGGTGACGAACTAGGAGCGGGTGGTCGCATTGTTAGAAAACGCGAAGAAATCCTAAGAGAAGCAGAAGCCAACAGAATTGTCCCAGATCAAATTAACATCAGGACACCCGAAGAAACTGTTGTTGCAAAACCAGTTGTTGCTAAGAAAAATGTAGCAGACATGGATCCTGAAGGAAACGAATGAAAAAAGTACCAGTATATGCTAGTAAATTAAAACCAATTCGAGATAACATTGTTATCGTTGATATGGATTTTGGCGAGCAAAAAACTAAAGGCGGGCTTGTGCTGTTAAGCGACGATGGCAAAAGCGAAGGTGTTAAAAGTCGATGGGGCAAGGTTTATTCCATCGGGCCAAGTCAAGTGGATGTAAAGGTTGGTGAGTGGATTTTGCTTGAGCATGGCCGTTGGAGTCGTGGGTTTACTGTGTTGGATGATGACGGCAACGATATGATTATTCGTCGTGCTGATCCAAAAGGAATTTTAGCAGTCACTGACGAAAAACCAAATGAAGTTATTTACGGTGCCCACAGTACTGTATCACACCAAACATTTGATCCAGCTTCGTTTGCAAGACCAAGCTTCGAACAATAAATGATTATTGAATCTGTATTCCCAACATGTGTTCTCCAGGATTCTAATGTAGAGTTAGCTAACGCATTGTTGCCGTTGTGTAATAAGTATACATCATTAACTACAGACAATTTACTTAATATCGATAATTTTCCATCAACACTTGGGTCTAATGATCTCAATCCTGTTGTGATGTCAGAGCCGCTGGTACAGCAAACATTGAATACAATAATAACGCATTATGCTGTTAAATTAGCAGATGCGGCGGGCATGAATTATTATCAAATAGATTTTAAACCATATGGGTTTTTTAGTTCTATGAATAAAAATGCGTATCTAAGAAGACACATGCATCACCAATGTACATTTTCTGGAATCATTTACTTAGAAGTTGGTGACGATGTTCCGCCGTTGGTATTGTTTAATCCAAAATCAATATCAGTGTTTAATAACGAAATACAAAACACATATTTTGTTGAGCCAAAAGTTGGAAACATTGTGATATGGAACGCTTGGATGGAACACGAAGTTCCGCAAAAATTAAACAATAATCCTAGAAAATCATTTTCATTTAATATTTGAGCATCAATCTTATTGACTATTAGGCAACGTTCATTGTATAATTAGAAGAAGAGTTTCTAATTAAGGAGATACAATGAACGCTAAAGACCAAGCAAAGAAAGATTACGAAGAAAATATTCAACTGATGCAAGACCTTATGGGTCGTCTAGACGCTGTGGAGAAAAAAACTACCAGCGAGGTAGAGCATCCAGATCCAACCAAACACAAATATATTAGCTTTGTAAAAAGCTTCTTTAGAATTATTGCTGGCATTGCATTATGCTTTGGCGAATTTACTGTTGCTGGTCTGTTATTGATTGTTGCAGAAGCACTTGGAGTTTACGAGGAAATGGTTTAAAATGAAAGAATTATGGGTAGAAAAATATCGGCCTAACACCATTGATGGTTATGTGTTTAGAGATAATCATCAAAAAGAACAAGTAGAATCTTGGATCAAACAAAAGTCAATTCCGCATTTGCTGTTTAGTGGCAACGCTGGTATTGGCAAAACTACTCTAGCAAGGGTACTGTTTAACGAATTACAAATTAATGATCTAGATGTTTTGGAAATCAATGCGTCACGCACAAACTCAGTTGAAGATGTTCGTGACAAGATTGTAAATTTTGTACAAATGATTCCGTTTGGTGATTTTAAAGTAGTACTATTAGACGAAGCAGACTATCTGTCACCTAACGCACAGGCGGCTTTGCGTGGAGTTATGGAAGAATACCATACTACTGCAAGATTTATCCTTACCTGTAACTATCCTAATCGTATTATTCCAGCATTGCATAGTCGTTGTCAAGGTTTTCACATTGAAAAAGTTGATATTGCTGAATTCACTGCTCGTGTGGCTACCATTCTCATGGAAGAATCTGTAGAGTTTGATTTGGATACCTTAGACACGTTTGTCAAAGCTACCTATCCAGACCTACGCAAATGTATCAACACCACACAAATGAACAGTATGGATGGAAAATTACATACTCCAGAAAAAGCAGATAGTGGGCAAGCTGATTATAAGTTAGACATGGTTCGATTATTCAAAGCAGGAAAAATCACAGAAGGTCGTAAACTTGTTTGTAGTCAAGCACGACCAGAAGAGATGGAAGAAATATTCCGCTGGCTTTATGACAACGTGGAAATTTTTGGTGACGAAGCAATCCAAGACAAAGCAATTCTTATTATTAAACAGGGATTAGTGGATCACACATTGATTATTGATCCAGAAATTAATCTTTCAGCAACGTTAATTAGACTGAGCCACCTATGACATATTTGGTGTTGGAAAATTGCATTAAATGCAAACATACTGACTGTGTAGAAGTTTGTCCAGTTGATTGCTTCAAAGAAGGCCCCAACTTTCTAGTTATCGATCCAGACGAATGTATTGACTGTGGAGTATGTGTCCCCGAATGTCCAATTGATGCTATTATTCCAGATACAGATAAAACTGTGGATGTTGTATTCTGGACTGAACTTAACACAAGGCTTGCTAAAAAATGGCCCGCTATTACCAAGCGTAAAAATGCACTACCTGATGCAGAACTGTGGAAGGATAAGCCTAATAAATTAGACTTGTTAGAAGAATGAAAGAAAAGTTCGTAGATGCATACATGGATGTTGCTGAACGATTTGCTGAACTGAGTTCAGCACGTAGACTTCATGTAGGTGCTATTGTTGTAAAAGACGACCGCATTATTAGCATAGGCTACAACGGTATGCCCGGCGGTTGGGACAATGACTGTGAACTTGAAATCTACGAAGATAATGGTGACGATGAACCCGTAACCATTTTAAAATCTAAACCGGAGGTACTACATGCAGAAACAAACGCAATCGCCAAGTTGGCTAAAAGCACTGAATCTGGGGCTAATGCTACTATGTTTATTACTCACAGTCCTTGTTTGGATTGTGCCAAACTTATTTTTCAGTCTGGCATTAGCAGTGTGTTTTACCGCGACTCTTATCGTAGCGAAGATGGAATACAATTCCTCACAAAATCGGGAGTAACTGTTACACAAATAAAAAAGGGCCCGTAGGCCCTTTTTTATGAATCTCCGTACAATGCTAATACTTCTTTCACAGCATTATGACGTTCAATATCTTTGGCATTGAATTGCACAATGTCAACGTGTTTCAATCCCTGCTTTCCTCCAAGTAAATTACAAAAATTGATTAATCCATTATCATTTAATCTATCTGCTTGAGCTAAATCTCCAGTTACTACCATGCGAGAACCATCTCCGAGTCTAGTTAACAACATTTTCATTTGGTTTACAGTTGTGTTCTGACACTCGTCAGCGATAATGTAAGCATTTTTAAATGTGCGTCCTCGCATATAAGCGAGCGGGCTTATTTCGATAGTTCCATCCTCCAACATTTTTGCAATGTCTTTTTGTTGGTAATACTCTCCTAAGACGTCAAATATGGGTCTGGTCCACGGCGCCATTTTTTCATTTAGCGTGCCTGGCAAAAATCCCAAATCTTCATCTACACTCACGGCGGGTCTTGTCACAATGATCTTGTCAACTTTACCTTCCTGAAATAATCTAATCCCGTTCTGTACGGCCAGCATAGTTTTTCCCGTGCCGGCTGGACCAATGGCTAAAATAATGCTTTTGGCATCATCTTGCAATTTTCTAACGTATAATTCTTGATTAGTGTTGCGCGGTGATAGTTGTACACGTTGCTTCTTTTGAGGCAAGTATGGTTGAAAATCAATTATGTTAACTTCTGATGTAAAACGTTTTTTCACTCGTTGCGTTACTCGTTGTTTACTCATCTAAGTTGCTCCTACTTTACTTGGTTAAGTAGGACTTGTAGCGACCGCCCTTGATAACTACAGAGGTCCTACATTTTTATTTACTCTATTCAAAAAATAATAAACTGTTATGTTATCGTTTAAAACCAGCTAAATAAGTATAGAAACTTCTGGGACTTACCATAATGCATGATATAATAGACGTCATTAACAACATACAAACATTGTATGAAAACAACTCTAATCTAGCTGTTTTAAAGGATTTTGAGCGTGTTTTAGATGAGATGGATACTTATGTATTCGAAAACTGGGTCGATGGCGAACTAGCATACGGACCACGTGTTGATCGTCATTGGATCACTGCCTCATTTATGTGGCCGCAAGATAAAATGCCTGATCCAGATGCAGGTAAAAGACTAGTAGATTTAGGTTGCAAAGTTCGATACCAAAAAAGCCATTTGCTGGAACCTCGTAAAATTCGCACACATGAAGACATACGCCCAGGAAGCAAAAAAGGAAAATTAGATCGTAAACCTATTTGGCTTGTCGAAATTCAGATGCCTAAGAAAGTAGCGTTTGATGTGTACAAAGGCTACATGGATAAGATGAAAAATGAAAATCAAGCTGGTAGTGCTCCCAGTGAGGCAACTTCTCCAGCTGTTGCAGGGCCAACTGCTCCGCCAATGCCAGGCGGTGCTCCTGGTGGCGGAATGCCTGGTGGTGCTCCGGCTGCTCCGGCTGCTCCTGGTGGAATGCCTGGAGGTGCGCCTGCGGCGTAAGGATCATTATGAAAATTAATGAAAGTTTGCGAGCTCAAGACTTGCGCCATATGATTAAAAAAGTCTTTGGCATTGACAGCTACAAAAGTAAAGTTGGCAATGACGAAGAAGTTGTTGTCCTAAGTTTTGTAGTATCTGAAGAAGATCCTGCAAAAGATCTTGAAAATTTTATTGAGATGGGTTATGATTTTGTATTAGATGCAGATGTTACCCCAGGCGAAACCGATGACGGTGAATTTTTGGTATTTGTAGAATTAGAACGTGGAAGACATGTTGCGGAACAAATTATGCAAATTGTCAGCGGTGTTACTAAGCTAACAGAATTTGATTATATGAGATTCCGTTACTTTAAAAATTTTAAAAGTCAAGAAGCAACAGAAGAGAATTTAGCGGCAATAGTTCCAGCAGATAAAAATTCTTATAAAATTTCTACAGAACGATCTAGTTTAAATAATTTTAGCGAATTCTTTTCTAGGAGTTATGCGGATAAAGTAACAGTGTTAGACGAATCAATTACATTTAAACGATCTGCTAATCAACCAATATCATTTAATATCGTTGCAAGTGGTAAAAAACAAGATGTATATAATAATATGCAGGGCCCAATTATGTTAGAAGGAAAAGATATTTCAGAAGTATTGTTCTTGACTAAAACAATTGGTAACTACAATATTACTAAGATTAGTAATAAATTTATATTTGAAAACAACGGATGGGCCGTTGCACTTGAAAGGAATTAATAATGTCAAATTTTGATTTTGAATTTACAGAAAATAAATTATCACAAATAATTACAAACAATCAATATGTTAATGATTGGTTTGAAGCATTATCTAAATTATTACCAGATTATGATATCAACACAGTGCCACGTGTTGCGGCATTTTTAGCACAAACAGCACACGAATCCGGCGGATACAAGGCTCTTAAAGAAAATTTAAACTATCGTGCAGAAACACTTATGAAAGTGTGGCCACGTTATTTTCCTAATATGGAAATTGCAAATCAATACGCTCATAAGCAAGAAGCCATTGCTAACCGTGCATACGGCGGACGCATGGGTAATGGTCCGGAAGCATCAGGCGATGGTTTTAAATATTGCGGACGTGGACTAATCCAATTGACTGGCAAAGATAATTATACCAGCTTTGCCGAAAGCATTGAAACACCTGTGGAAGAAATTCCAGAATTCCTTGGAACATTTGAAGGTGCTGTACAAAGTGCCTGTTGGTTCTGGGAAAACAATAATTTAAATCAGTTTGCAGATAGTGGAGATATGCTGACATTAACTAAACGTATTAATGGCGGCACATTGGGATTAGATGAACGTGTAGCACATTATAACCATGCCATGCATATTTTAGGAAGCTGACATGGGACAGTTAGGGTGGCTGTTTAGTTTTATCCCAGATGGTCTTTTTGTTTGGCTTGCTTATATTCTGTTTGGAATAGGTGTTGTGTTGTACTCGGCCAGCAAATTAGTTATATGGATTCCCATGATGGGACAGTACAAACTACCAGCAGAAATAGTTGGTATTGTGTTTCTAGTGATGGGTTCTTATATGTTTGGTAGCTACGGTACTGAAATGGTGTGGCGTGAACGTGTGGCAGAACTAGAAGCCAAAGTTAAAGTTGCCGAAGAAAAGAGTCAACAGGTCAATACTGTGATAGAGACTAAAATAGTTGAAAAAATTAAAGTAGTCAAGGAAAATGTATATGTTAATAGAGAAATTATCAAAGAAGTTGCAGGCAAACAGTTGGATGCTCAGTGTACTTTGCCTCGGTCTACTGTCAGCTTGCACGACAGCGCCAGTCGTAATGAAGTTCCCGAGCGTGCCGCCGCAACTGATGGAACCCCCAGTGGAGTTGAAGCCAGTAGGCTCCTCGACAGAGTTGTTGAAAACTACGGCGCCTGTCACGAAAACGCAGAAAAACTAAAAATGTGGCAAGAATGGTATAGGGAGCAGAAGAAAATTTTCGAATCAGTTAAATAGTAATATAATTTAGGAGCGAACTAAATGTCAGAAGAAGTAAAAAGCGCAAGCGAGACAAAGAAAGAAGATTGGATGAACAGCAAATGGCGTCCAATGATGGGCTGGATGTACATGCTGGTCTGTGTTATGGACATGGTTATATTTCCAATCTTATGGAGTCTATTACAGTCTTTAAATCACGGTCAAGTTTCAAGCCAATGGAATCCTTTAACCCTACAAGGTGCTGGCTTATTCCATATTGCCATGGGTGCAGTGTTAGGTCTGGCAGCATGGGGGCGAACACAGGAAAAACTGGGAGGAGCCAATAATGGCGGTATGCAACCAGTGGCGCAAAGCGTCACAACAACATTTGGTTCTCCGCAGTCCCAAGGCTTTGGCAACTCCGGTGGTTTCAATTCGCCAGCACCAAGTAACTATAGTGGTGGATTTGGTAGCACACCACCAACAAGTTTTGCGCCAGCGCCAAGCTGGGGTACAACACCAACAAACAATTTTGGCGGCCCAGCTGTAACTGCCAGCGGTAAAAAAATTGTACCGCAAGATCAAGATCCAGTTCTATAAAGGAAAATAAAATGAAATCGATTCTAGTATTATTAGCAAGTTTAGCATTGGTTGGAACAGCATACGCAGGCGGCGAAACCAAAGAAGTTTGTAAAAACAAACTGGACAAAGCCGGCAAAGTTGTAACTGGCAAGGATGGAAAGCCTACGCAAGTGTGCAAGAAAATCAAAGTACACGAAAAGGCCGAAGGACATAAGGTTCCGGACGCAACTAAAAAGAAATAATTAGCTCAGACTCTTGACGGGTCAAGTCTAATATAGTATAATTACTGTATTACTTGACCCATTATTATGACTATGAACGAACAACAACCAATTATGATTAGCCCGTTTGGGCCTGTATTTTTAAAATTTCAGCTCCCTAACGATATGCTTACAGCATTGCTTGAAGAAAGCGAAATAATGAAGTCAAAAACTCAAGACGACGCATATATTAAAGAATATGATTGGTCCGAGTATCTTGTTGGAAAAAATACAAACCAACTATTATTGACTTATGATTTTTTTGTCCAATCAAATTTACAATCTTTTTTAGTAGCACTTGGGGAATTCTATTTACAAAGTCACCATTCAACAGACGATGATGTTAAAAATACAAAATTAGCAATTGCGGCGGCTTGGTTAAATGTTACTAAAAAACATGATTACAATTGTATTCACGATCATAACAAAAGTCCGTTATCTGGCATCATATATCTAAAAGAAGATGCTAGTATAGGAGAAGAAATTGATAGATTGGAAGAAAATTCTAAAATCAAAGGCGGAAGTTATTTGCCAGGCGTGACTCATTTTATATACAGTGCCAACAAAAACTTTTTAGATTCTACCAGTTTTTCATTTAGAGGAAAACCCGGAGATGTATTAATTTTCCCCGGATGGGTTTCACATCTAGTCAATCCGTTTACAGCAGATGGAGAAAGGATGACTGTGGCTTTTAACTATCATAATGATGAAAATGTAATTCATAAATATCCTAAGGAAATGCAGTAATGACTAATCACTACCAAACACTGGGAGTTAACGAACAAGCAACTCCAGACGAAATTAAAAAAGCCTATAGAAGTCTAGCCAATAAACATCATCCAGACAAGGGTGGAGACCAAGCTATGTTTAAAAACATTAGCGTTGCTTACGAAAATCTAAGCGACCCTCAAAAGAAAGCTGAATACGATCAACAGAGGATGGGTGGGCCGCAAGTTCGTTTCCATACAGGTGGATGGGATCCGTTTGAGCAGGCATTTGGACAACACAATCCGTTTGCAGGACATCCGTTTGGAGATATTTTTGGACGTCAAGCGGGTCGTGGCCGAAACAGAGATTTAAATATCCAATGCCAAATTACATTAATGGATTCGTTAGTAGGTAAACAATTAGAAGCAAATTACAGATTACCCAGCGGTCGAACACAAACAGTTGTTATTAATGTTCCTCCTGGTATTGGACATGCCGAAACTATTAGATATCAAGGATTAGGCGATGACAGTATTCCAAATGCGCCCCGTGGCAACTTAAATGTAACTATTGTGATATTACCCGATCCTAATTTTACACGCCAAGACGATGATATCTATGCAAAGGTCTACATTAGTCCAATCGATGCTATGATCGGCTGTAGAAAACAAGTGAAAACATTATCAGGTCAAACATTAGATCTTGATCTTCGGGCTGGTATAGAGGATGGATCTGAATTTGCCAGTCAGGGCAATGGATTTCCCAATGTAAATACTGGACATAAAGGTCGATTTGTATCCATTGTTAAAATACGCACACCCGGAGTGACTGATCCGTCATTAGTAGAACGCCTTAAAGCAATTAACAATGAAATTAATAAAACATCCTGATCCAGTATTGAAACAATCAGCAGTGCCTTGGCAATTTCAAGTTGCAGATGACTTTGAGCAAGCTAGAAAGATTGAGCAGGAAATGATCAGCTTGATGAAGTCGGCAAATGGTATTGGTTTGGCTGCACAACAAGTTGGTTTATTAAAACGTGTGTTTGTCATGCGTACACAAGACGGTAGAGAATTTGGTGTGTTTAATCCTGTTATAATAGAAGTAAATAATGAAAAGGAACTAGGCGAAGAAGGATGTCTAAGTTTTCCAGATCTATGGTTAAAAGTTGAACGCAGTAAAAGTTTGATTGCAAAATACCTTGACAATACGGGAGAAGAGCGTATAATACAATTAGAGGGTCTAGATGCTAGGTGTTTTTTACACGAATTAGATCATTTAGACGGAGTATGTTTCATAGATGGACTGAGTCCTCTGAAACTATCGATGGCAATTAAAAAACAGAGGAAATTAAATGGTAGAACCAAGTGATAACTTGCAGGCAGTATTTGAAAAGGCTTTAGAAACTGCTAAAAAACTGCATCATGAATATTTGACAATTGAACATATTTTTCTATCCATGCTAATGGAAGAATCCTTTGTTAGTTGTTTACAAAGTTTTGGTTCAAATCCTGAAACTATGAAGTCAGAATTGACCGATTATTTAAAAAATAAATGCAGTGAAATTACTGTACAAGATGTAGTTGTTAAGCCTAAGAAAACTCAAAGTGTTGAACGTGTACTTAATCGTGCATTTACTCAAGTGCTGTTCAACGGCAGGCAACGCATCGAACCCACTGATGTTTTTGTAGCCATGATGGGTGAAAAACGCAGTTGGGCATACTTTTATATTTCAAAAGCTGGCATTGATAGAGATAAGTTTGCTGACTTCTTAAACAATAGTTCCGATGAACCCGAAGAAGACCAACAAGAAAGTAGTGGACAGCCAAGTAAAGCACTACAGGCATTTACTACAAATTTAAACGTTCAAGTAGAAAAAAATAAAATTGATCCAGTTATTGGTCGCGTTGACGAATTAGAAAACATTGCTCTTGCAATGGGTCGTCGTAACAAAAATAATGTCATCCTAGTTGGTGATCCGGGTGTAGGTAAGACTGCTATAGCAGAAGGACTAGCCTATAATATTGTTAAAGGTGCAGTTCCGGACTTTCTAAAAGATTATACTGTTTATAATTTGGATATTTCAGCTATGTTGGCTGGATCCAAGTATCGCGGCGATTTTGAAGAAAGATTCAAAGCAGTTATCAAAGCTCTTCAAAAGAAAGGCAAGACTGTGCTGTTCATCGACGAGGCACACATGATCTCTGGCGCAGGATCTGCTGGTAACTCAGCTAACGATCTCGCTAACATGATGAAACCGGCTCTAAGCAAAGGCAACATTAAAGTTGTGGCCAGTACTACTTGGGAAGAATATCGCAAACACTTTGAAAAGGATCGTGCGTTGATGCGACGATTCCAACGTATCACTGTTGACGAACCTACTTTAGAAGTAACATTACAAATCCTCAAAGGTATTAAAAAGTATTACGAAGGTTTTCACAATGTTAAGATCAAAGACGATGCATTACATTCAGCAATCAAACTAAGTGTAAAATATCAAACAGATAAGAAACTTCCAGATAAGGCAATTGATTTGATTGACTTGGCTTGTAGTCGTTTCAATCTTAAACTTGCAGATGAGCGTGTTATTACTGAACGTGAAATTCAATACGAACTTGCCAAGATGGTTCAAATACCCGAAGAGCAAGTTTCAGAAACTGAAAGTGCAAATATTTCCAAGTTACAAGATAATGTCAGTGCAGATGTGTTTGGACAAGAGTCAGCTGTTGGAGAAATAGTGGATAAAATTATTGTTGCTCAAGCTGGACTCAAGAGTGAAAACAAACCCGTTGGTTCTTTTGTGTTCATGGGGCCAACTGGTTGCGGTAAGACTGAAACTGCCAAGAGTTTGGCCAAGCACTTGGGTGTTAAACTATTGCGCTTTGACATGTCAGAGTACCAAGAGAAGCACAGCATTTCCAAACTAATTGGATCACCTCCGGGTTATGTGGGCTTTGAAGAAAATGCTGGCTTGTTGATTACTCAGATTCAAGAAAATCCCAATGCTGTGCTGTTGTTTGACGAAGTTGAAAAGTCACATCCAGATGTGTCAACTGTGTTGTTGCAAATTATGGACAATGGATTTATTACTGGTTCAAATGGTAAAAAAGCCGACTGCCGCAACATTGTGTTAATTCTTACTACAAACGCAGGTGCTCAGGATGCTGATAAGAACACAATTGGATTTGGCGCACAGGAAAAAGACTACAGTGATAAAGATTTGAAGAAGTTTTTTACTCCTGAATTCCGTAATCGTTTAGATGCAGTTATTACCTTTAACAAACTTAATAAAGAAACAATGGTCAAAGTTGTTACCAAGTTCATAGACGAGTTGCGTGAGCAAGTTAAAGACAAGGGCATCCGCATTAAAATTAACAACGAAGCTACTAACTGGCTGATCGCCAAAGGCTTTGACAGCAAGATGGGTGCTCGTCCACTGCAACGTGTTATTGACAAGGAAATCAAACGTGACCTTGCTCGCATGATGTTGTTTGGCGATTTGAAGAACGGTGGTTGGTTAACTATCTCTATTGATGATGATAAAATATCATTAGTGGCCAAAAGTAAAGCTTCTAAAGTTCCAATGCTGGCTATTGAAAATAACGAAAATGCAGTTCAAGCAAACTAAAAAGTTATTTTACGGAAAATATCAATACAAAATTGTGTTGGTATTTTCTGGTGCCCATTTATTTAGAGGCGCACCAAGTGATGTTATCGCTGACCGTATAAAACATGTAAAATTAGAAACTGATATATATGCTAGAAAACGCTGGACTATAAAAACCGAAGAAGAATTAAAATATGCAGTTAAATTAGAACATGCGCTTTCCAATTTAGAAAACTTTGAGTTGCGTGTTGAAACGCCATGGGTTACCATATACACCAACAATAAAAAAGATGTTGACAAGTTATCAAACTTGGATAAATCCCGTGTAAAGTACATCTGCGAACCCTTAAAAGGCACAACTTTAGAAGAAAACACAGTTATCTTACCTAAAATAAAGTACGATTACAGAGTAACACTGGGCAAGACTTCACAAGAATACAGCACCTTTATCACGTGGGCCAACACTAATTCCAAAATAAAACTGACTAAATCCTGCAAAACTGAACTGTTAAGAAATACCAGTTGGGGCGGCAGTTACTTTTATATAACGGGTGATAATAACCTACTTATGGCCAAGATGCATCTCTGCGGTGCAATTTCCAAAGTTGAGCGGGTCGTTAACGAGAAAGCCTAAACACTAATTGCGTTTTACGATAAATACTCTAAAGGCGAGCATGTGTCGCTATACATGTAATTTTTGTTAAAACCGGGCTTTATAATGCGTATACGTGAACTATTAGAAAATAAATTCTTTAAAGATTTAGATTTTGTTAAATCTACCGAAAATGGGCGAGAACTTGACTATGACTTAGTAGAAGACTTGACCCATTTCATGAATCATGACGATGATGTGTATCGCCGCCATGTTTACCCAAGTATTGCCAACTGTTTGGATCGTGCCAACAACAAGCGTTCAATAAATCCTGACATTTTTAAACCAGCTGTTGTGAGTAGCTATAAACTGTACGTTAAAAAATTCCCAATACGCGAGCTACCTGAGTCGTTAGACGAAAAAACTGTTACCAGTGTTTGCAAAAAGATGCAGGAAGACTTTAAGCAACACCTGGCTGATGGCAAGTACAAGGACTAATTGTGCTATTAAGAGAATTGTTTTTACGTGAAGCTGTTGAACCTGTCAAAGCTAAAGTTGGCAGAGCATTCAACCACGTGGAAGATTTAACGTTCTTGCATGGCACTGCTGGTGTAATCAAGGCACTTGAACATATACGCAAAGCAGGAACAGTGAGTTCAGAAAATACTAGATTTAAATGGGACGGTGCTCCTCAAATCTATTGGGGCTATACCAAAGACGGCCAGTTTATCCTATGCGGGCACAACGGATGGAGTCGTGGCGGAACAGGTACCAGTGATGTGAGTGACTTTACCAGTGTGCGTGGCATTTACAATTTTATTTTAAACAAAAGTGGAGATGCAGGCAGCGATCCTGCAAAACAAGCAGAGCGCCAACAATTTGCTACAGAATTTAGTCACTTGTATGAAATTTTCAAAGCCGCTACTAAAGTTCCAAGAAAAGGCAAAGAAATTTATTTTTATGCAGATGGATTGTTTACAACTCCTCCTGAAGAAGTAAATGGTGTATACGAGCTAAATCCCAATTTAAAAAGTCAAACACAATATCATATAGCTACTAATACAGCATTGGGCACAAGAATTGCAGAAGGTGCCCAGGCTATGGTTGCGGCGCATGGTAGTTTTGATAATTTTGGTGCTGGCGACAGTGCGCAAAAGCCAGTTAAAGATTTCACAACGTACATGATGCCAACCACAGAGTTGATTGTGCTGAGTCCTTATTATGCCAAAGTACAACCAAAATTAGATACCAAAGCTATTGATAAAATTGAAATGGATCTTGGCAAAGATAAAGCAACCATTGATGCGTTCTTATCGCCTATTCCAAAAGTATCAAATTTCAAAGGCATTATATATCGTTACATGAACGAAAAATCTAAAGCAGGACAGTTGGCTAATGTAGGTGACGATTTTATGACTTGGGTTGATTTAGGTGCAAGTGGCATGGTTAAATCAGACAGCATGAAATTAAATATTAGATCTCGTATAGATGCAGTACCGGCTGGCGTTACTACTATTTTCAATTATGTTAAACGAATTATGAATTTAAAAAATCAACTGCTATCACAGTTAGAAATGAGTCCTCCAGAAATCAAAGTTATCAACTCCGAAGGTTGGGTACAGTATGACGCCGCAGGAGATATGCATACCAAATTTGTTCCAAGAGACAATGTTCAACATAATAGCGGAGAAATATTGCCAAGGTGGGTACCATGAAGTTAAGAGAGATGTTTGAAGGTGAGCAACCAGCCAATAGTGTAAAAACTATTGGAATTTCTTTTGGACGATTTAATCCTCCGCACAAAGGCCATGCGGGTGTATGGAAAGCCGCTAGTAAAAATCCTATTTGGTATGTTGGTACTAATGACAGCACATCCGGTCCAAAAGATCCCTTGCCATATGACGTTAAATTACAATGCATGGCCGCAGTGTTTCCAGCAGTTGCAGGGCATGTGGTTCCTGAACAAGGTCTATTAACATTGGCAACCAGTGTTTACAACAAGTACGGTGAGAATGTGCATTTGAAAGTGTACACTGACGAGTCATGACTAGCTGATGTACTGGTCAAATACAACGGTGCTGAAAGCGAACACGGCATGTACAAATTTAAACATATCGAACATGTGGCAACAGAACGATTGGCAAGTGCAACTGATTTACGATCAGCTGTTAGATCAGGTAATCGTAAAGAATTTTATCGTGACATGGGAGTTAATCCCAGTGTAACTGTTGAAGTTGATGGAGAAGACAAGCCTATATTTGATGTAGTTGCTCATTATCTAAATCAATATCCAGAGAAAGCAAAACGTGCAGTTAAAGCAAAAGAAGATGCCGCTGGTGTTGGCATTATTACAACACAAAATACTACAGTTGATGTGAATAAAAATACTCCTAATAAAAATCTTCGTGCTTTTCGATTAGAAGAACAAATTAAAGAAATGACTGCAATGATTGAATCGTCTCAAGCCAAGATGACAAAACGTCAACAGCAACCAACTCGAGGTGTTAACACTTATGGTGATAGCGAGCATATGAGCGGTGATTATACTGCATATCGTTTAGGTATGGCAGTTGCTGGTGCTAATGGTAAAGATCCAATTGAAATGAAGGCTAAGAGTTGGATTGGTAAAAGTAAATCTACTCATCCTTATACTCAAGAAGAACAAGACATGTTAAAACAAGCATACAAAGTTGTCGGTGCTGAATATCAAGACACAAATAAAGGTGACATGAAGAGCCGAGAATTAGATTCTACACATAAAGTTAGTCCTGTGGCCAAGCCTAAACGAAACAAATACGGAGTATAACGTGGACGAAAAATATCACTTAGCATTAAAAACAACATTTGCCAGCGAATATGCATTTGCTATCAAAGCGCAGAATTTTCATTGGAACGTAGAAGGTCCATTGTTTGTGCAACTACACGATTTGTTTGAACGCATTTATACAGAAGTATACGGAAGCATTGACACGTTTGCAGAAGAACTACGTGCTTTACAAATATACACTCCTGCTAGTTTATCCAAGTTCAGTATGCTGACTAAGGTTGAAGATGAAAATTCAGTTCCTGAATTTCAAGACATGTTACGTGAACTGTTAGCTGATAGTGATAAAATGGCCAATATGTTTAAGATAGTGTTTGCCATGTCTGAAGAAGCCGGCGATCACGGACTAAGCGACTTCTTAGCAGGTCGTCAAGATGCACATAAGAAGCATAGCTGGATGTTAAGGGCAAGTTTAAAATGAAACAATATAGGATCACTACACAGGATTTGAATCAAAGTGCAGACGACGATTGTTATCTTGATCCTGATGATCCTATACACGAATTAAAAGCATTAGCTGGGTTAGGCGGGTTAGGCGGTGAAGCAAGATTGCATGAATATCGTGCTGGCTTAGGCAGTAACATCAGCGTGACTGGTGATAACAACGGCGAGATACAGCGTAAGAATAATATTAAACCAGGAACTCCTGAATGGTTCAAGTTATGGTTTAGTTTACCATACATGACTGGGGAGAAGAAATTATGAAAATGACGGATTTAGATGCAAGTGTTAAACAAGATATAGTAGAAAGTGAAAAGAAAGGACTATACTACTATGTGAACAAACGTAAAAAAGCAGGCACTAGCAGAGATGCTGATAGTCCCAAAGCACCCACCGCACAGGCTTGGAAAGATGCGGCCACGACTGCCAAGAAGGAAGGTGTATCAGAAATGCGTGATCGCAGAGATTCAGTTCAACGAGATTATGACTCCAGCATTGCTGGAATGGACGGCAGTGACAAGCGTGAATTCAAACGTCGTGAAATGGAGCACGAGTTGGGGCACGAAACCAACAACTATGCTGTCAGCATCAATGGTAAAACATGGAAAGTGTTTGGTTCACGTCAAGAAGCCAACCGCGTGTCAAATGCCATGGAACGTAAATATCCAGACAAAAAGATTGGTGTACACGCAACAGGCGCTGAAATTAGTGAATCAGCCACGCTGGGTGCTACAAGTGCGGCCAATGTGGGAGTAGGTGCAATATACAAGAACAAACCAGTGAATCAGCCCAAAAACAAAAACGGCACTGCTAAAAATGCCCTTGATATGAAGGGTGCCAACCTATTGGGCGGCGGCAGCATCAAAAGATAAATATTACAAGTTAACGGAGTTACAAACATGTCAGATCAAATGAACCCAATGGGACCAGCAGAGCCAGAAATCATGTCGCAAGACGCGGAAAATGTAATTGGATTACAACCCGGACAGTCCGATCGCGAAGGTGCAATGGCCAAAGCTGATTTATACAAAATTGCAAACTATTCACACAAGCTGTTTAAACAGATTGATGATCAAGATCAGATGGAAGCCTGGGTACAAGCTAAAATTACCAAAGCCGCTGACTATATTGCATCCGTTTATCACTATCTTGAATACGAAATGAAGTTTAGTCAGTATGGCCAAGCTCTAGAAGACAGCGAAGTTTACAGTGAAAGCCAAAAGCGTATTATTAATAATCGCTTGATGGAAGCTAAATCCAAAGTTAAAGAACTTAAAAAAGCTCATGCTGGCAAAATTAAGGCTGATGCCGACGACAAAATTGCCGAAGGCATATTGAGTGGCGGACATCGTGAATGTACAGAATGTGGCGGCAGTGGCATGGTGTACGAAGAGCCAAAAGCAATTCCGGATCACGTTAAAGGCAAAGTTGAAAAGTACAATCGTCAAGCCAAAGCATTTCATGCTGCCAGTAAACGTATAGACGCTAACAAGAATGGCATTCCAGACGACGAAGAAATGGAAGAAGGATTTGAAGCAGATGCCAAAGTTGGTTCTACAAAGAAAACCCCCACTGGCGAATTAACTAAAACTGATACCGGTGTCAAGCATACCAATACCAGCTACAAAGATGACGGCGACGAATTGGATTCTATTGCCAAATCAGGCAAAGGTGTTAAGAGTCATGCTAAAGCACAAAGTGCCGCTGAGAAGAAAGATCGTGCTCCAGCACAAAAGCAAAGTCCAAAAAGTGCCAAGACATGGGGCATGAAAGACAGCGAGAAGTTTGACAATAGAGATGGTGCTCCTGCCAAGCCAAAGAAAGAAAAAGAAGCTGAACTAGATGAATCATTAAAAGGCGGCCAGAAAAAATTAGATGCTAACAAAAATGGCAAGTTAGAAAAAGACGATTTTGCCAAGTTACGTGCTGGCAAAGTTAAAGAGTCGGCAACAGACAAAAAATGTAATCATACAGACAAGGGTGAGAAGTGTCCAGTACACGGTCTAAAAGAGTGCGGTATGTACGAAGCCGCCAAACCAAGTGCAGGACTAAGCAAGGCTAAGAAATCAGCAGTTGTTAAAGATGCCAAAGCAGGTAAAGATCTTGGTAAGCCTGGAAAAGGGTTTGACAAGCTAGCCAAGAGTGCAGGTGGTGGTGAGAAAGGCGAGAAGATTGCCGCTGCCGCTATGTGGAAAAACATCAAAGAAACTACTGCATACATTGCTGAAAAGAAAGCCAAAACAGACTGGGATAAAGACGGCAAAAAGGAATCTGAACAAGAAGAACATGCCGGTGTTGTAGACAAAGCTATCAAAGCTAATAAAAAAGAAGTAGTAAAAGAATCAGCTGACTTGGCTCGTATGAAACAATTCTTAACACGTTTAAACGGTTAGTAGTATGCGTATAACTGATGTTGAACCAGGATTTATTTTTGAAGGTGAAAATCCTCAATACGCTCAACTAACACAGTTGTTACAGACTGCTCGCGAGCCTTGGGAAAGAAATCAAATCAAATGGCGTATTGAAAATCTACGTAGTTCTGAAGCCTTGGCGGGCGAGCCTGGTGGAGGTAACGGGGCGCCGTTGGATTCGCAAGGAAACTATATTCCAGTATTGCCTACTAAAGAATGGATGGCTAAAAATCCAAGTATTGTTAAAACATTGCCTAACGATTGCTTACCTCCAAATATGCAGAAACCTGGAGTATTAGATAAGATTAGCAATGCTATTGGTAAAGGTGCTGATGCTGTTTTTAACTGGGCTGATAAACAGCCTAACAGCAGAACAAATCTTGAAAGAGACAAACAACAAAATCGCGACGATGCAAATGGTGTAATGAGAGAAGGTGCTGATCAAGATTTAGGAAATGGATTTACTTTAACAACTACTGAATTTGAAGGAAAGACAGTGCCAGCTGTACTTGATACACAAGACAAAATATATTGGATTGAAAATAACACAGGTAGTAGAAACTACGGTATGTCTTCATATATAAAAATTCAAAATGGAAAAGCGGACGGCGGAAGGCCAGGAAATCAAACCTTAGCCGCAATAAAAGCCGCAGGATGGAACGTACCCGAAACTCGCCAACGCGAACCTCGACCAGAACCTGCTCCATCTGCGCCATTTGTTCCTAAAGATTATCAAACTGGAGAACCACTGACAAAAGGTCAAGATGGTAAGTGGTACAACAAAGCAGGACAAGAACGCGACAACTTGCATGGCGGGCCAATAATGCCCGGCGGTACTGCACAGTTTAGAAGTTTAAAAGAAAATTCAGAATTAACTCGCATTAAAGATATAACCAGCAGAGTATTAAAAGGTCAATAACATGGACATGAGGAAAATTTTACAAGCAATGGATGGCATTTCCGCCCGGCCTGTAGAAGGTGCTGACAGCATGGCACGTTTTCTTCGTGTGGTTCGAGAATCTGAAATTAATCAGGCAGAAGCAGTGGGAGATTTTAGTGCTGATCCAAAAAGTCAAGCACAAATGTACCTACAGTTTCATACTGGTATGATGGATCCATCAACGTTGCCTGCGTTTATGGCCATTACACCAAGGGTATCATTGGCTGTGCAACCGCCTATTGGTACAACAGGGTCGCACGAAGAAGTATTAGCAAGTTTATCAGCCGCTAACAAGCGGTTACCCAAAGATCTACAAGTCAGCTGGGACGAATTAAAAGATATTGGCGGTGTCAGTGACACTATTAAATTAACCGGTGAGCCACACCCTGACACATATAACCCTACAACTGATCCAGTTAAAGAAGGATTAGTTGATAGCAATGGCAATCCTGTTTTGTCAGGCAGTGGACAACCCATACAAACTGGTCAGCCTGCGACAGCGCCTGCTCCAGCACAACCGCAAATTGATCCAGCAAACTACAAAGTACCCAGCATTGAATTCTTAAAAAAGAACTATGAGCATCCGGCTGATATTATTGACGGCGGCACACGTTCGGAAACTGAACCTGATAGACTTGGGGCTTGGAACGGCATAAGTGACTTTGCAGATTTGATGATGGCGCTAGATGCTTCTTATTATCGAGCTCGTAAGGCCGATCCTAATTACAAACAGCCTGCTTTTGTTAAAGATGACTGGGAACTAATTCAGCGTATGTTAGGAACCCCAGAAGGTAAAGAATATGCAATTGATACAAAGATTGGTCTAAGTAGTATTCATGACAAGTCCCCAGACGCAGAATTTAATCGTGCTCAACATACAGAATTTGAAAAACAAGCTAACGCTAGATTCATGCAACAACCTGACGGGGTAGTGACTCCTGGTTGGAAATTTGATCAAAAACTAGGAATGACTCCAGTGCAAGCAGAATTACAAAAACAAAAAGCACAACAGCCTGCTCCAGTACAAGAAAACAGTCTAAGTAAATTTTTATCTATTGTGAGAAAGAACGATGTCAGCATGTTGAGCGAAGGTACCAATCCACACCGAGTAGCATTGCCAGTGCAACTGGCCATGCAACATTATCAACAGCCTGTAACTAAACCGCAACCACGTGAACGTTTGATTGACAAGTATTTTGTGGAAGCTGAAACTGACCTTACTCAACGCAAAGAAGAAAAACGTGCTGTATATAATCAGTATGCCAAGACTATTGCTAACCGTGTGCTGATGAAAGAGTCCGCACAAGATGTGTCAGAAGACAATGTACCAACTGATCCAAATAAATTAACAGCATCTATGTTAATGGGCGGTGAGTATAAAGAACTTGATCTAACACCACTCATAGCAAAAAACAATTGGGTAGGCACGCCAAAACAAGTTATCAATCAGGCCGACAAATGGTTAAGTGATTTTTTAAGACAACGTGGTAACATGTATTCTAATCTAAAAATCAAATACAAAGGCCTAACAATGACCTCTAGTAAAATAGGTGATATAGACGCATCGGATCCAGAATTTGAATCAATAGCAGAAGCGCCGATTGCCATGGATCCCGCTGAACCAAACAATCCCACTATACACAATCACCAAAAAGCCAACACAATGACATTGAAAGGTCGTATCATGAGTGCTCGTGCGCAATTACAAGAATTAGCTGAATTATCTGAAAGTGATAGTTTATTGGTGTGGGAACAAATTTGTAAAAAAGCCAAAGGCGGCATGTTCATGGGACTTGAACAGAACTTGGAACAAATCCGTCATGGTATTGAACAACTAGCGGCCAAGCGCAAGCAAGGTGGACGCGGCAGCAGAGGAATTACTCCAGGCATTGGCGAAGGAAAAAGAAAATGAATTTTAGAGAACTTATCAACAAGTTAGATCACATCAACGAAGCCGAAGGTCTCACACTGCAAAGCATTGCCGCTATTGAAAAAGCCGCAATGGAAAAAGCTGGCACTGAAAAAGCCAAAGGTGGTTGGACTGGTTTTACCACATGGGATCCTCGTGTGGCTGGTAACATTGCGTTGGCTAAACTGGCGCAACAAAACAACTTTGAAGGCCTATTCAACAGCGAAGGTGATTTTGTTGTGGCCTACGGAAATAGAACATGGAGTTCAAACAGTGAACTGCATCCAGGTGAGAATCCTCGTGTTGTGCCGCCAAGTCCAGATGACTGGAAACCATTGGCCGCAAAAGGCCTAGTTCCACAAAATGCCAAAGGCCCAGCTGGTTTATTAAATTGGTTGTCAAACGGTGGAGCACAAAAAGAATTTGATGCTGTTAAAAAACAATCAGCTGATGCGGCGGCCGCTTCAGCAGATGCGGTCAATGGCGCGGCGGCTCCACAAGCCGCCAGCGTTTCTACAGCAGACGAAGAAACAATGATGACTCAACTGGAAGAGTTAGTTGATCAGTATCTTGCATTAAAAACAACCAGTAAGAAAGTTGTGGTACCTGCCAAAACTGCCAATGGCAAAACTACTAAAGCAAACAGCAACACAACTGATACTGTAGACAGTGACTCTAAAAAATCTGCTCCAGGCGAAACAGCATTGAAAACTGCCGGTGGAGCAACTGCTGGCTATTTACTAGGTAATAAACCAAAAGCTGGCCCTAAAGGCAAACTCCGTCCAAGTCTTGGCGGCATTATTGGAGGCTTGGCCGGTGGCTATGCAGGAAGCCAGTTGGACGAAAACATTGCCAAGAGTCTAGTTGAAAGTTTTGGCTATCAAAAAAAACCCAGCATTGAAGAAATAGTTGAAAGTCTTGGCTTGAGAAAAGACTATCCTTACGGACATCAATTTTTAAAAGAAGCGATTATTACATCCAAAAAAGATGAATTAGAAATTGATGATGACGAAGAAGACGAAATTATCGATCCAGTAAAAAACAACAAGGTTTTTGGTGCTGGAGGTACAGGTTCAAAAGCAATTCAAGGCATAGGCAAAGCACTGTCCGGCAATAATAAATCAGTCAGCAAAGATCCGCAAAGTTTATTTGATATGGCGTTTCACAACAAGTATTGGAACAACTGGACTGAAGATTCATTGTCATGGGATGATGTGATTGTTCCAGGTTTTGACTGGATGGATGGCGAGCCACTATATACCTTTAGAGAACTTGGATTAGATTTGGGAATTGCGGCTGGTTTTGTTATGGTGGGCACTATCATGGCGCCGTTTACTGCGGGCGCATCTGTGCCAGTGGCCGCGGCAGCTGGCGTTACGGCCGGTGTAGTCAGGGCCACTGGCTCAATATTAATTAAGTTGTTGATTAAGATAGGAATAGCCATTGCCAAGGCAGTAAAACTGTACGGAAGGCCATTTTGGGAGTTTGCGAAAAAGAACCCAAGCAAGGCCGCAAAAGCAGTGGGACAAATTGCAAAGACTCATTTGGAAGCATTTTATAATGGCATAGCAAAAAACTTTGGTGCTAGCAACATGGGGTGGATGGTGCTTGGGACCATGGGCTTTCAAGCTCTGCTCACGGCATGGGAGAAATACAGTGGAAAAATTCTACCTGATTATATAAAGAATCCCATAGATAAAGGAGCTGGGTGGTTGGCAGACAAAGCAAGACAGGGATTTGATGGCGCAAGAAAAATAACAGGACTAGAGGAAGGCATGGCATGAATAATTTAACCACCCACATGGCAGAGCTTAGAAAAATCCTTGCCGAAATAGAAAACAAAACCATTACTGAAGCTTTGGTATCTAGGATTCTTGGAGGCGGGGCAGCGGAGCAGATACTCAAAGACGGTGTTACAGGACTGGCTAAACAAGGTGCTAAAACAATTATAAAACAGTTAGGCGAGGAAGTTACAGTTAATGTAATTCGTCGAGTAGGTAAAAAGAAAATAGAACAAGAAGTTGAATTAGTATTAAAAAAAGTTGCCGACCAAGATTCGTATCTAATAGTTTTACGAAACGGCAAACAACCACAGAAGACTACTATATTATCAGCAGAGCAAGTAGCAGATGATGTTGAAAAAGCAGTTGTTGCTGGCAGATCAGTAAAACTTAGTGGGGAATTACAAGTTAGGGCATCGTCAGAACTAGCACAGCAAGCCGTCAAAGATGCCAACAACATGACCGATGCACAGCTTGAAGCGGCAATTAAAGATACAGATAGATCACCTGCCATAAGAAGAGAATTCAAAGCAATATTAGACCAAAGAAAGGCCAGCAAGACAGGCGACTCCGAATCTTTAAAACGCGAAGCGGAGAGAGGTGCAAAGGACATAGCCGGCAAAACCGATGCTGATTTGCAAGCACTGTATAATAATCCAAATGTGACTGCGGCACAACGCAAGGCAGCTAAAGAAGAATTAGAACGTCGTGGAATAAAACCAGAAGCACCTAAAACAGATGCACCTAAACCAGCTGAAGCACCTAGAACAGAACCAGAAGCACCTAAAGCAGGCAGTCAAGAGGCAGCTAATCTTGAAAGAGCTCGAGTTGATTACAAAAAATTATCTGATAGTGAATTACAAACAATATATAACGGTCGAGATGAAATGTATAATTCTTGGCAAAAACAAGCCGCTAAAGAAACATTAGAAAGCCGTGGTATTAAGCCTGGTGTAACTAAAGTAGAACCAGCGCCTGAACCTAAAGTAAATGCACCCAAAACAGCCGACGATGTATTACAAGCAAAGAAAACTGCGGCCGCTGAAGCCGAGGCCAAAGCCGCTATTGATGCAGGTGAAGTAAAAATTAAAGAAGCTGATTTGTTGCCGGCAAAACCCGGAGAAACTGCAAGTGAGAGATTAAAACGCACACTTGAAGAAAAACCTGAAATAGTAGACAAGTGGAACAGCCTCAAAGGCACTAAGGGCGAAGAAGGATTTTGGCAGTATGTTAAACGACGCAAAGTAGCCACGCTAGTAACAGCACTCACAGTAGCGGCCATAGCGGCTGGTGTGTACAACAGTGGGGCAGAACCAGAAGAGGTTGACAATGCCGCAGAACCAGCAGAAATTGGTGATGATGAGCCTGAGGAATTAGATGATGAGGCCGTCGCGGCAGCAGCCGCCAAGAAGAAAGCTGAAGCAGATGCTGCCAAGAAGAAAGCAGATGCCGCTAATTCGGAAGCAGGACAAAGTGCTAGTACAACAACAGAAAAAGACGGAAAAGAAACTGACGGAAAAGAAACTGACGGAAAAGAGACAGACGGAGTTGCTGATAATTCTGCAGAACAACAAGAATTATTAACGCAGATAAATGCACTAATTGCCAAACTATCTAAATCCAAAGATCCTGCAATACAAAAAAGATTGGCCGCTGTTAGAAAAAAGTTGGGACAAACTGATCAGGCCGCTAGTGTTGTATCAAAAGATGAACCTTATGTTGCAAGCGGTTGGTATGACATTGGTCAGGGATACCGAAGATGGTATGGTAAGGATGGAGTGGATCCAACAACTGGCCGTAAAGTAACCACTGGTACTACAGATATTACACCAAGCGATGGTGTACAACATCGTGATAAGTATGCCAACATGTCGCAACTAGAGTTGGCTAATCTAGCAAGAAGAAATGCGGCATCGGGCAACCCTGCAAAAACTAAAAGCAATTGGGAAAATAAATGATATGGAAAAAACAATAAAAGTAGTATTTACAGATGGTACTAGTCCAAAAAATCTAATAAAATTGCCGGCTGGTTATGATATGAAGAAATTGCCGGGCTGGTTGGCAAACAAATATCCAGATAAAACAGTTGCAACCGTTGACGGACAACCTTTTGTTGCGCAGGCCGCCCGCGTAACTGAACCAGAGTTAACTGCGGACGATGCAGGTAAAAAAACAGGACAAACAATTAAAGATATTGGTATAGGAACCTGGGATGCGGTTAGCGATGTTGCAGATAAAACATGGCGATTTGGCAAGGGTGTTGCAAAAGGGATTGCAGGAATTGACGAATCAATCAAAGCACAAGACGACGCAGTTTTAGAAAGAATTAAAAGCATCAAATATTGATTATGGCGGATTTATTCCGCCATTTTCACCTCAAAAATATCTTTGAGGTTGCATTACACGGATAACTAGTATATAATAGGCATATACATTAGGAGACTTACATGTCAGGACGTTCATACGGCGCAGAAGAAAAGGCAAAACTAGAAAGATTGATTACCGAAGGATCAACAGTATTACGTGAAATCGAAGACTTGCAAGTAGGCTTAAAAGAAACAGTACAGGCAGTGGCGGAAGAATTACAAGTAAAACCCAGCATTATTAACAAAGCTATTAAAATTGCCCACAAAGGCGATTGGCAGGCACATAATGCAGATTGGGCAGAGATTGAAGCAATTTTAGATATCACAAAACGTATCTAATAAGTAGTACACACAAGGGCAAGCGGGCCATAAACCGCACGTTAGGTATTTGTCAGCCAAAAATGACATATGGAGAATATATTGAGCTATGTAGACGCATGGTTTGACCGCGAGAACGATGTTATTCGAGTGGTCGAACGTAATAAAAAACAAGAACGTGAGTTCCGTGACATTCCTGTCAAACACACGTTTTACTTCAAAGACCCTCGCGGCAAATTCCAAAGCATATACGGTGATCCACTCACACGTATTATTTGCAAAAACACCAAAGAGCTGAGAAAAGAACAAGCTATTAATTCAAGCAAAAAATTGTTTGAAGCAGACATCAATCCCATCTTTGTTTGTCTGAGCGAAAACTATCTAAATGCAGAACCTCCAAAATTAAACATAGCATTTTTTGACATTGAAGTAGACTTTGATCCAGAACGTGGCTACGCATCACCGGATGATGCGTTCATGCCCATCACTGCCATTGCTGTGTACTTGCAATGGATGGAAACAATGATATGTTTGGCTGTTCCACCTAAGAAACTCAAGATGGCGGATGCCAAAGAAATGGTCAAAGACTTTGACAACGTGATGCTGTATGAAACTGAAGCTGAGATGTTGGATGTGTTCTTGGACCTGATCAAAGATGCTGATGTATTGAGTGGTTGGAATTCGGAAGGCTTTGATATTCCCTACACAGTTAATCGTGTGACCAAAGCCCTAAGCAAAGAAGATACAAGACGTTTTTGTTTGTTCAATCAATTCCCCAAGAAACGTGAATATGAAAAGTATGGCAGGCAAGCTACCACATATGACTTTATTGGTCGTGTGCATTTGGATAGCCTTGAACTTTACAGAAAATACACATATGAAGAACGCCACACATACAGACTGGATGCCATTGCTGAATATGAACTGGGTGAGCGTAAAACACAGTACGAAGGCACCTTAGATCAGCTCTACAACAATGATTTTAGAACATTTGTTGAATACAACATCAACGACTGTATGCTTCTTGAAAAATTAGATAAGAAATTAAAATTCATGGACCTTGCCAACACGCTGGCACATGAATGTACTGTGTTGCTACAGACCACAATGGGTGCTGTGGCTGTGACTGAGCAGGCCATTATCAACGAAGCTCATCGTAGAGGGTTTCAAGTTCCTAATCGTACCAAGATGGACGACAGAGAAGACAACGAAGGTGCCGCAGGTGCATATGTTGCCTATCCCAAAGAAGGCATTCACGATTGGATTGGCTCATTGGACATTAATTCATTGTATCCTTCAGCAATTAGAGCATTGAACATGGGCCCAGAAACCATTGTTGGACAGTTGCGACAAACTATTACACAAGAGTATATTGATAGCATGGTGGCCAAAGGTAAAAGTTTTGCGGCAGCGTGGGAAGGTGTATTTGGATCGTTAGAATATACCGCAGTGATGGAACAACAGATCGGCACTGACATTACCATCGACTGGGAGAATGGAGACGTTGATGTGGTCAGTGCCGCAGAAGTATATAGATTAATATACGAAAGCAACCAACCTTGGATACTTAGTGCCAACGGCACTATCTTTACCTACGAAAAAGAAGGTATTATCCCCGGATTGCTCAAACGTTGGTATAGTGAACGTAAAGACATGCAGGCTAAATTAAAAGATGCAATTAAAGCAGGCAATAAAGTTGAAGAAGAATACTGGGACAAACGACAGTTGGTTAAAAAGATTAACCTAAACAGTTTGTATGGTGCTATTCTCAACAATGGTTGCAGATTCTTTGATAAACGTATTGGACAATCAACCACGCTAACCGGTCGTGCTATTGCTCGACACATGGCCAGTAAAGTTAATGAAATTGTTGCAGGCGAATATAATCACACAGGCAAAGCTATCATCTATGGTGATACAGACTCGTGTTATTTTTCAGCATACAAAGTATTAGAAAAAGAAATTACTGCGGGACAACTGCCTTGGACCAAGGAAAGCGTAGTTCAGCTTTACGATCAAATTGCAGAGGAAGTTAACAGTACGTTTCCGCAGTTTATGTTGGATGCGTTTCATGTGCCTAAAAGCCGTGGCGAAGTTATCAAAGCAGGTCGAGAGATTGTTGGATCAAAGAGTTTGTTTATTACTAAAAAACGTTATGCTGTTCTTTACTATGATAAAGAAGGTAAACGTGCGGACATAGACGGCAAGCCTGGTAAGATTAAGGCCATGGGCTTGGATCTCAAACGCAGTGACACACCAGAATTTATTCAAAACTTTTTAAGTGATGTGCTTGAACTGGTATTGACAGGTGCAAATGAGCAACAAGTACTGGATCATATTAGTGAATTCCGTATTCGCTTTAAAGCAAGACCTGGTTGGGAAAAAGGCAGTCCAAAACGTGCCAACAACATTACCGACTATCAAGCTAAGGAAGCCAAGGCAGGCAAGACCAACATGCCTGGTCATGTTCGTGCAAGTATCAATTGGAACACACTAAAGCGTATGTATGGCGACAAGTACAGTATGGGTATTACTGACGGCGCTAAAGTTATTGTTTGCAAATTGAAACCCAATGCTCTAGGATTTACCAGTGTTGCATATCCGGTTGATGAACTGAGATTACCACAGTGGTTTAAAGACTTGGCATTTGATCATGCCGAGATGGAACAGACAATTATTGACAACAAGTTAGACAACTTGATTGGTGTATTGAACTGGGATATCAACAGCACTGAAGAAAAGAATACATTTAACAGTTTTTTCGAGTTCTAATATGAAAATTATAATTGCAGGATACGGATTTGTTGGTAAAGCAGTTGGACAAACATTGCAAACCAAGCATCAAATTGTGATTGTGGATCCCAAGTATACTACAGATCAAATAAAAGACCATCACGATGCAGATGGGTTAATTATTTGTGTTGATACGCCAACTACAGAAGATGGTGTTTGCGATATTAGAAATATTTCTAATATTTTAGACTCAGTGCCTATTTTTATGCCTGTACTGATTAAAAGTACAGTGATCCCGAATGTACTAACTGCACTTGGAGAACTGTATAAAGACCATTCTATTGTTTATAGTCCTGAATTTTTGCGAGCGGCTACTTCGGTCAAAGACTTTGCTGAACAAAAGTTTATGATAATTGGAGGCGACGATCCCGAAGGAATCTGGCAGGAAATCTTTAGTTCAGTATTGCCCAATTGCAAATTATTTTTTCAATGCACTGTTACCGAAGCGGCCATGGCCAAATACAGCGTAAACTCGTTTCTTGCGGCAAAGATTTCTTTTTTCAATCAACTATTTGATATTTGTGAAAAAAATGGAGCAGACTATTCTATAGTACGCCAAATGATTACACATGATCAAAGAATTGGTTCCAGTCATACCCTAGTACCTGGGCTTGACAGCGAGCGTGGTTTTGGTGGTGCGTGTTTTCCCAAGGACACAGAGGCATTTTTAAAATACACCAAAGCAATCGATGCGCCTTTTAGTATTCTTGAAACTTCGGTGGAATACAATAAAAAGGTAAGAAAAAATACTTGACTTAATCAAAAAATCTAAGTATAATTACAACATATGGAGAATCTCATGAAAGACTTTTTACAAGACCTAGTAGCACACACACACAATTTGGGCTTTTTACCTTTGGTCAAGGTGAGTTCAACGGACAAAGAAACTACTATTGAATCTATGGCTGAGGATCGCAGTGTTATCCTTAATGCCAAAGCACACGACCCAGTTAGCGATTTTGAAGGCACATTTGGTATGCCTAACTTAAACAAGTTAGATATTCACCTCAAGTGTCCAGAATACAAAGAAGGTGCAACTATCAAGGTTGTTAAACAACAGCGTAATGGTGAAGAAATTCCAACAGGTTTGCATTTTATTAATGCCACTGCTGACTTTGAAAACGATTATCGTTTTATGAACAGCGATATTATTAATGACAAATTAAAATCAGCTAAATTCAAAGGCGCACAATGGGATATCGAATTTCAGCCTTCTGTTGCAAGTATACAAAAATTAAAATTGCAAGCCAGTGCTCACAGCGAAGAAAAAGTCTTTGAAGTTAGAACAGAAGACGGACACTTGGTGTTTAGCTTTGGTGATTCAAGCACACATGCAGGATCATTTATTTTCCAAGCAAATGTTGTTGGCAAATTAAAACAAACTTGGTCCTGGCCCGTTAATGCTGTACAAAGTATTTTAGGCCTAAGCGGTACTGCTACTATGCGTATTGCAGATGGCGGATTGTTAAACATCAATATCGACAGCGGTGTTGCAGTATATGATTATATTTTGCCAGCACAATCTAAGTAATGAATAAAAATTTAACCGCAACTCAAAACGACTATGCATATTTCTTGCCGGCAACGTCAGGATTTTATAGTACGTATATAGGTAAACAAAGATATAGTAATTACGTAGATCCTGCACGTATACCTGCTAGCTTTGGTCCTCTTGGAATCGAAGCAATGAACTATTTGAATCCCAATGCGGCATTTTACTTTGATCATTGTTTGTATTCAGCAGGTCATGCTAACTTAGATTTAACTAAACCCGACCCAAGCGAAGATATGTTTCGTAATAGAGACCGATCAACTAGCTGGGTGTTAGGCGACTCTGGAGGTTTCCAGATTGGTAAGGGTGTATGGGAAGGTGAATGGAATGATCCAATTGGTGCTGAAGTGTCTCAACGCATGGCTGAAGCAGTTGCTAAGGGTGTTGAATTAGTTCCGCAAATGCATCCGACAGGACATCCTAAGACAGATAAGAATGGTAATCCTAAGTATACTAAAATTGATCATGTTAAGATTTATCAATCAAAATTAGATGCGGCACAAAAAAAGCGCAGTCAAGTATTAGCTTGGATGGATGCCTTAATGGACTATGGTATGGTGCTTGATATTCCAGCGTGGGTTGCTCGCAGTCCAGTTGGTGCCAAGAATAGCGGCATTGCCAGTTATGAACAGGCAGTAGCGGCTACCAAATACAACAACGAATACTTTATTAAACATCGCACAGGTGCTTGTAAGTTCTTAAATGTTCTACAGGGTGAGAATCATGCACAAGCAGAAGATTGGTATCAGCAAATGAAAGACTTTTGCGATCCAAAAAAATACGACAAACCATTCAACGGTTGGGCCATGGGTGGTCAAAATATGTGTGACGTGGATTTAGTTCTGCGTAGATTGGTGGCACTGAAGTTTGACGGGTTGTTAGAAGAAGGCCATCAAGACTGGATGCACTTCCTAGGTACTAGTAAATTGGAATGGGCACTGTTGCTGACAGATATTCAACGTGCTGTTCGTAAATATCACAATCCTAAATTCACAATTAGTTTTGACTGTGCTAGCCCGTTCTTGGCAACTGCTAACGGACAAATTTATGTTCAAACAGAAATTGAAGATAGACAAAAGTGGCTCTACAGAATGTTGCCTAGTTTAGATAATAAAAAATACAGCAAGGATACACGTCTATTCCAAGATGTAGTAGTACAAGATGGTCATTTTAAATCGTTTACTACTAGTCCCTTAATGGACGGGGTTGAAGTTAAGGACATTTGTATTTACGGTCCTAACGATATGAACAAAATTGGTAAAGTTGGCAAAACATCGTGGGATAGTTTTACCTATGCAATAATGATGGGCCATAATGTTTGGCTACACTTAAACAGCGTACAAGAAGCTAATCGTCAATATGATGCTGGGTTATGTCCTGCCATGTTAGTTGATGAAAAATTCGAGCGTGTGTTTTTTAAAGATGTTGTGGATGCTATTTTCAGTACAGATGACAGAGCCACTGCCGAAGCTATTATTGACGGTTTTGATAAATTTTGGCAAGCTATTCCCGGTACTCGTGGTGCTATTGGTAAAAAGACTGTGAACGCATCAACCAATTATTTCAAATTCTTTGACGAAGTAGGTGAAGATACTGTACAATTGGAAGACGATGTGGATTTTGACGAGTCTGCAATTGATAAATTAGACGACTTAGAAGCTAGTGTACACGAATAGTAGAGGTATTACCCGTGAAAATTTTCATGAAAAGAGTTATAAGATGACATTACCTGATGAAAGATATCGAGCAGTAATGCAGACCCAAAGATTTCTCTTAAGGTTGTTAACTACTCCTCGAGTTCCTAAAGCCATTAAAGATGAAGCTAGAGCTTGTTTACGCCATTATCCTAGTGAATACGATATGAAAAAAGTATCACAGACGAGTGCTGATATTTTTGCTGAACGTATGGAAGATGTAACTCGAATGTTTAAAAAATACGAAGAAGGCAGAAATGAGCAAGCGTAGCCTTATCATTGGCATGGGCATTGGACAGTTATATAAAACTGTACTGACTAATCTTGGCCACAAAGTTGTCACTGTGGATCAAGATATTGGCAAACAAGCAGATTTTGATTCTGTTGATAAGGCATTATTAGTGCATGGTTTATTTGATACTGTTCATATCTGTACTCCTAACTTTACACACTTTGAAATTGCGGCCAGAGTTGCTCCACACAGTAAAATTGTGTTTATTGAAAAGCCTGGTGTGGCTACCAGCAGTACATGGACTAAACTCGTAACTGAATTTAAGCAAACACGTTTCATCATGGTTAAAAACAACATGTGGCGTGATAACATTGCCGAGTTGCAGGAACTGGCAAATAAATCTAAAAAGATTAATCTCAATTGGATCAATAAGGATCGTATACCAAATCCCGGTAGTTGGTTTACAACTAAAAAATTAGCATTTGGTGGAGTCAGTAGAGACCTAATGCCTCATTTGTTAAGTTGGTTTATTGTGTTGGCACCAGAATGGGCTAAATCCGATATATGTAAACAAACTGCTTTTAAAAGATGGACATTGGGTCAACTGACTGGTACAGATTACGGCAGTGTTAATATTAACGGCACGTATGACGTAGATGATTTTTGTCAAATTAATTTTACAGACAAATGGCAACTAACAGCTGATTGGCGAGATATGACATTGGATAAAAGAAATATTGAATTTGTCATGGAAGACAACAGTGTAGTCACTGTTGAATTAGGACTATGTCCAGAATATGCTTATCAAAACATGATTGCAGATGCTGTTGCTAATGTAGATAATCATATCTTTTGGCTTAATCAATATAAACAAGACACATGGATACACGAACGGATTGAAAATCTATGACTACCAGAATATTATATACTCAAGGCGATGGCAGTTTTGTAGAAACTACTTGGCTCAAACCATACATGACTGATGACGAAATTGAAGTTAGGTCATTAATGACTGGTGTATGTCGCAGTGATATTGATATGATGATGGGAAATTTTGGTCCCCTGCCTATTGAAATGAGTGGGCATGAAGGACTAGGACAAGTCACACGAGTTGGCGCATTGGTGTCTGGTATTAAAGAAGGTGACTATGTTGCCACACGAGGCGAACCTGCTTATGCGGATGTTTACAATGCAAAACACAATGAGTGGGTGCAAATACCTGAACCGCATCCACGCTACATTATTGAACCAGTTGCTTGTGGAATCAATGTCGTGGATCAAGCGTCTGAAGAGATTAAAAAAAGACATGGTAAAATATTAATTATTGGTAGTGGGTTTCTTGCGTGGGTTGCTTATCATAGATTAATGTTGCGTAAATTAGACATTGATGTATTAGGGTCTAATAATCAAGACTTATGGGGCAATACTCTGTTGTTGGGAACTAGTGAAAGTTATGATGTTGTGATTGACCTCAGTGGCAAATATGCGTTAGGTACAGAAATCAACCTAAATAACAATGCATTAATTATAGACGGTGTTGGCAAAGCAGTCAGTAGAGAAGAAGCACAAGCTCAGCTTTGGAAAGCCTGCACAACTATACGTCCAAGTCCAAGAAATCCTAATTTTCATCAATGTATGAAAGATGCAGTTTGGATGATTGAAAATGGCTATCTAGAGGTTGATAGTTTTTGGACAAGAGCATATAATAGAAACATAGAGTGGCAACAAGCGTTTGCGGATGGTGCGGATCGTCCAAGCGGTTACAGCAGAGGTTATATCAAATGGGACTAAACACTGAAGAACGACAAGGTGTTGTGTATTTTACAGGTTATGAAGTTGAACATACTGTTTGTCATGGTATGTTTACATTGTTTGTTGTGGGTACTCCGCCTATTGAAGAAATTCTTACAAAAGCTGAAGAAAACAAAATAAAACATATCTACTTTGGCACAAGCCAAAGTTTTAATCCAAGAGCAATTAGTCACGAAGAGTACCAAGCATGGGATGCTGTCATTGTTCCTTGTTTGAAAAAAGATTATTGGGTAACCTTAGACTTTGATGTTAGTCATTCTGAAGGTGTACTCGAATCTGGTTATAGTGAATATTCAAAATTTGTACCGATGATCAGTGTGAAACTTCCATACATTAATCAACATAACTATAACGCCACACTTAAATTAGATGATCGCACTTGGGGTGCTACCAATCCCGGTGTGTGGACTCATCAACTTCACAGCCTAATGAGTATGAGAAAATATACGCATTGGGATCAATATACACAAGATACAACACTATGATTATTAAACAAGACATTCGCCCTAACAAAATGATTTGGGTTACCTTTCGCAAGGAAGGCATACATAAGTACCCAGCGGCGCTGACTGATCCAGCGTTGGCTACAGGAGATGAATATGACGTATCGTTTTTGGGTCACCTTCATCGCCACATCTTTCATTTCAGGGTGTGGATCAATGTGCTCCACAATGACAGAGACATTGAGTTCATCCAATTCAAACGATGGCTCGAGTCGCTGTATAATGGTCAAGGTGCCGTTCTAAGCCTTGACTTCAAGAGTTGTGAAATGATGTCCGACGATCTGTTTGACGTTATTTCCAATAAGTATCCAGGTCGAGAGATCTGGATTGAGATCTCCGAAGACGGAGAAAATGGTTCGTTTATCAAATATTAAAAGAGGCTGCAATGGCTAAGAATTACAAAGACATCAATTATTTTGAGACCCGCCCTGACATCGTTAAAATCTTCGATGAACTGGAATCTTTCCTCAACTTTTGTAGGATTGAGTTGTTTCCCTACAACGAATCAGACTTGTACAACAGAGAAAGTTGGGTGTGGCGCAATTACGAAAAGAGCAAGCGGCCAAAGAAAGCATGGACTGGTGAGAAAAAACCTTACCAAGGCAATCGTCCGTTTGTTAACAGAAATCAATGAACGTCTTCATAGTTGATTTAGAAGCAGTTGAAACTAGGTACACGGGTCAGTGGAAGACTCATGTGCCTAATCTCTTACGAAAGGCAGGACACAATGTTCAAATTATCTCTGGTCCTATGGACATACCTAGTGCTACCACTCCAGGAGCGTTTCTCAACTTTGGCGGAACTAACATTTACAAAGCTAGCCAAGTGGAGCAGATGGGTCGTTTATTTTGTAACGGAGCCGTTCATCCCGGCGATCACTTTATCTTTACTGATGCTTGGCATCCTGGTATCATAAATTTAAAGTACATGAGTGAATTGTTGCAGATTCCCGTAACTACACACGGCTTATGGCATGCTGGCAGTTACGATCCTCAAGATTTCCTTGGACGTCTTGTTGGCAACAAACCTTGGGTGCGCAATGCAGAAAAAAGTTTCTTTTATGCATTTGATTATAATTACTTTGCTACAAATTTTCATATAGAACTATTTCATAGAGAATTACTCAATGGTGGATTTCAAACTGAAAATCCTTGGTATGAAGAAGAACTCAAAGAAATACTAAATGGTGAATATCCAAACATTGTGCGTACTGGATGGCCCATGGAATATATGAGTGACACATTGCTACCATATAAAGGTATGCCTAAACGTGACTTAATTTTGTTTCCGCACAGGATTGCTCCAGAAAAACAAGTTGAAATTTTTCGTGATTTAGCAGAACACTTACCACAGTATGAATTTGTAGTGTGTCAAGATCAACAACTTACAAAAAACGAATATCACAATTTATTAGGTGAAGCTAAAATAGTATTCAGTGCTAATTTACAAGAAACACTGGGTATCAGTTGTTACGAAGGTGCAGTAGTGGATGCTGTTCCCATGGTGCCCGATAGACTCAGTTACAGTGAAATGTATTTTGATACTTTCAAGTATCCCTCAGAATGGACCGAAAGTTTCGAGTCCTACAAAGTATTTAGGCCAAACTTATGTGGAAAGATAATTCAATATATGGATAATTACACACATATGATTCCGTCTATACACAAACAAACGGAGACATTACATGAGCAATTCTTCTCAGCCGGCGGGCTCGTCAATAACATCAAGTGACACCTATACCATTGATGTCAGTGGCCTATCTACTTTTAATTTTACCAATAATGATACCATTACATTTAGTGGGTATAGTCCTTGTACAGTATCTTATCCTACGTATTATAGTAGCCCATCAATTTCAACACTAACTACTACACAGATTTCAGGGCTAACTACTACACAAATTGGTTCAATAACTAGTATAGATACGTCGGCGTTTACAATAACTTTTCCCGAAGAGTGGGTTCATAGTTTTCCTGATATTAAACGTGTTGAAAAAATGTGTGAGGAATATCCAGGATTGAAAATAGCATACGAAAAATTTAAAACTGTTTATAAACTAGTAGCGGACCATTATGATACTCCAAAAGATAAAAGACCTAAGCCTTGATTGGTTAGCGCGGCTGGATCGCAAACGTGTTATCATGGATCGGCAGTGTAACGAGCCTTTGTTAACTCGTTACTATTTGTTTTTGAAAGATCGTACGTGGTTTCCATTTAACATATTCTTACACAAGTTTCACAAAGGTGACCCGGGTGACGTACATGACCATCCGTGGCCTTATGCTACACTGATATTAAAAGGCGGCTACTATGAATATACCCCTAATTTTGAAAATGGCCGAATGGTTGGAGAAACAAAGCATTGGCGCGGTCCTGGTCACTGGCGCATTTGCAGTTCTAACAGCTATCATCGTATCGAATTGGTTCCTGGAGTAACTGCATGGACTTTGTTTATGCCGGGGCCGCAAAAACAAGAATGGGGATTTTTGGTAAACAATAAATGGATACACAATGACAAGTACCTTGAAGACCGTAAACAAAATGGCTAGGACTCCTTCACAAGCTGTAGTTGGCATTAATAAGCATGGGTTGTACGGTGCTGTTCCTCCAGGTATGACTGTAGGTGGAGTATTGCCAGTTGGACAAGTTTATACAACCAATACTACAGCTGGCAAGTTTTTAACCTCTGGATCTAATGGTACAAATTGGACTACTGGCGCCATCACTACCCCATATGACAGTGTTATGGTTGCCAAGAATAATCCGCCTGAATTAGAAGTTAAAGGTCGTATGGTTATCAATGGGCGAGACTTAGAAGAACGGCTAAACACTATTGAAAAAGTCTTGCAAATTCCCGAAAGAGATGTTATACTTGAACGTAAGCATCCAAAGCTAAAGAAACTGTATGATGAATACATCACAGCATTGGGTAAGTATAGAACATTTGAATCAATTAAAGGAGATGAATGATGGACCTACATGAATCAGTAGCACATACTAGAAAAGAAATGACTGTCAAGGAGTCTGACGGATTCCGTGTGCGCTTAGTCAAACACGAAGTAATTAGTCCCAAAGGATTGTTTAGTCTTGACATTATTCAAGAAAGTTTGAAAGACGGCAAAGTTGCAGACAGTCAAACATATAATTTCTTTATGAACAAAGAAGAACTGCAATCTCTTGCACATGGATTAACAGCGTGAAAAAAGTTCATTATACTTGGCAACAAGTAGAAGGTGCTTGTTTAGAAATTGCTAGACAAATGCACGTTCATTACTGGCGGCCGGACTACATTGTTGGAATTGGCCGTGGCGGACTTGTTCCTGCCAATTTGTTGAGTCAATATACTGGCATTAAGATGAACAGTCTAGACATTAGTCTACGAGATGGTGGCGATTGCGTTAGCAATCTTGGCATGGCCGAAGATGCGTATGCGGGCAAAAAAATTCTTGTTGTGGATGACATCAACGATCAAGGATCTACTGTTGCATGGATTAAGAATGATTGGGCCAGCGGTTGTTTTCCCAACGATTCCAAATGGAAAAGTATCTGGGGAGACAATGTTAGATTTGCAGTTCTGACACACAACCAGTCAAGTCAGTTTAAAGATCCAGATTATTACATGTGGACTGTGAACAAAGCAGAACAAGATTGTTGGTTAGTTTATCCTTGGGAGGAATTTTGGTTATGACATCTGCACTTATTAAATTAATTTTAGGCATTGCACTGATTCTTGTTGTTATCGTATTTGGACCTATTGTAGGAATATGGAGTTTAAACACACTGTTTCCTGTATTACAAATACCATTGACATTAGAAACATGGTGTGCATTTTTCTTGCTGTTTGGAAGCATAACAGGCTTGCGAATTGGCACTAACAAATAAAGGAATACCAATGACAAATCCAACTCCTCCAGAAATATTGATTGCTGATTATCAAATCAAGATCGATACAGTTGAAACTGATATTAAAAAATTGCAAGCAGACGGTGCTAGTCCAAGAAAAGTTGAGGCATTGACAGAATATAAAAAATATTTAGAAGACCAAATCAAGTCTATGAATCATGGCAACAACTCTTGAAAGAGCACTTGATGAGAAAAGAGCACCCTGGACCAGTATCGAATACCGAACAAAATCCTACTGGGTATTTAGAGATGCATACCCAGTCACTGAAGGACATTTGTTATTTGTGCCTACCGAAGAAAACTGGGAACATCTATGGGACTGTTTCAAAGGCGCATACAAATTTGGTCACGAAGGCGTCGAATCTGGCAGGTGGGACGCTTTTAATGTCGGACAAAATTGTGGCGAGGCTGCTGGACAAACAGTGATGTATCCGCATGTACACATGATTCCAAGACGAGCAGGCGATATGCAGGATCCTCGTGGCGGGGTAAGACATGTTATACCAGAAAAGGGAAATTATAAAAATGCAAATAAGAGTTAAAGAAAATCCAGAAGAATTTGGCAAATGCGGTTGCGGTCGTAGCCCTAACGGAAAATGTATTGGATGGCATGGCTTGACTGAAGAGCAATACCAAACAGCCAAACACGATTACGAATTAAATGAATATAAAAAACAAGCACAAGAGTTGTGGAATGATAGTTGCACTAGCGGTCGAGCTGAGTGATTACTGAAAATACCGTCACCGTAACGTGGAACAACCAAAATGGCTTTTGGTGGAATGAAACGTGTGCTGTTGTATTGGAAGTATTTGGATTGCCTGGCAACCGATACGTTACTAAACCCAGTCACGATGCCATGTTCTTTGATTTTAAAAATAAAAAGGATGCTGACTTATGCAGAATACTCCTAAGCGAGAGATTGTAGAAATAGCAGTAGTGGTTATTGTATTTTTGATAGTAATACCCATGATGTTTTCAGCACTTCCAAAAAAATCAGACGGAGTTTGGATCAATTGTGGACTTTCAGAAATAAGTCCAGACTTTACTACGGAAATGCGCGAAGCATGTAGACAACTTCGAGCAACAAATAACTTGCAAAAACCTAAATAAACCTATATACTATAACACATAGGAGTAATAATGACTAAAGAATTCACACCAGATCCCCAACTTAAACCTGCGCCAGAATTTAAATCCGACGAGTATGTACCTTTAAAAAAAGAAGTATATGTCAAAAAAGAGACTGGCTTAGATGCTATGGCAGGCAATGGTGGCTATAAAGAAGGAACTTTGGCAGGAGCAATCCGCATGAAAATGAAACGTGATAATAAACGTTTCTGGGCAGGGGATAATATCAGTGATTATCTGCACGACAGTGATAAAGAACACTTGATTACTGAAGCAACTCTTGCATTTGAGAAAGTTTTAGATGCATTACTTATTGATCGTGAAACGGATCCCAACAGCAAGGGCACAGCCAAGCGACTGGCTAAAATGTATTTTAATGAAGTAATGGCAGGACGATATGAACCTGCACCCGATGCAACAGCATTTCCAAATGATTCGACAGACCGTTATGAAGGTATGCTTGTGGTCCGCAGTGAGCTACGTAGTATGTGTAGCCATCATCACCAACCCGTTAGTGGTGTTGCTTATATTGGTATTATTGCCGCTGAAAAACTCATTGGTCTTAGCAAGTATACTCGTATTGCACAGTGGTGTGCTCGACGTGGTACTTTACAAGAAGAGTTATGTAATGACATTGCTAGAGAAATCCAAAAAGCCACAGGAGCCGAAAACCTAGGCGTATACATTCAAGCCACGCATGGTTGCTGTGAAAATCGCGGCATTATGGCACACAGTAGCCTGACACAGACCACGGTATTACAAGGATCATTTAAAACTGATCCAGGCGCAAAGAAAGAATTTTTTGACAATATCAAAATGCAACAGGAGTTTGCCCCAAGATGACAACAGCCCAAGAACTAACTGATCAATTGATCAATCGTGCAAAGAATTTAAAAGAGTTTGTGGTAGAACGAGAATGGGAAAGTATTCCAACCGGTATTGTTCGATTTAACATACAACATACACAAGGACATCTTGCTAGAATTTTTGTTCCGGCTCTTACACAAACTGAAGCTGAGGAAATGGTGGACGAATGGTTTGAAGAGGATGTGGAATGAATCCAAAATATTTGTACACTATTAAATGGACACAACCATATGCTACTTACCAAATGCGACCATATCTTCGTCACTTGCGTAATGAATATGAAACTCAAATTGAAGCCAGATTAAGTCGCGGTGAGTTTGATGATGCAAAAACAGTGATAGGAAGGATCATGGCATTATGAATTGGTTTAAACGAATGATTGGCCGGTGGGCTTATGAATACCGAGACACTCCTGACGATGTGGCAAATGAATGTTATCCAAGCACCAAAATGAGCCGTGGCAACACTATTAGCACTGGGCGTGGTATTGATAGCGAGCCTACTTTAAATTTCAAAGTATACAGTGCGGTAGGTGGTAAGATTGTGGAGTTTAGTCGCTATGATCCAAAGTCTGACAGACATGATCGTCAAATGTATATTATTGGTAGAGATGAAGACTTTGGCGAAAAGATTGCTAAAATTTCAACACTGGAGGTATTACGATGAACGCACAATTACCAGCAGAAGGCATAATGAAAACAAATGATTGGGGAGACAGCAGAGTCTACCGAATTGCGTGTAACTGTCATGACGAAACACATAATCATAACATGTGGGTAGAAGCAGATGACTGCGATATTCAAGTAACCATTTATACCACAGGCAAAACAAACTGGTGGAGTAAAACACGTTGGCATCATATTTGGACATTGTTGACCAAAGGATATATTGATACCGAATCTTCAGTACACCTAACCAAACAACAAGCACTCAATTATGCTGAAACTTTGAAAAGTGCTATAACAGATCTTGAAGATTTTCGAAATGCTAGACAAAATAAAGAAGAACGTGTTACAATAACAAAAATGGCAAATGAACAGGATTGTGTATGAGTAAAATTAAAATTGCTGAATTATTCTACAGCATACAAGGCGAAGGACGTTACATGGGTGTACCGTCCGTTTTCTTACGAACATTTGGTTGTAATTTTAAGTGTGCTGGTTTTGGTATGAGTCGAGGCATGCTGAGTCAAGAAGCTGACGAAATTGCAAGTGTTGCTCATATGTTTACAAAATATGAAGATTTACCGTTAGTCAGCACAGGCTGTGACAGCTATGCCAGTTGGCATCCTGACTTTAAAAATTTAAGTCCTGTGATGGAAACAGATGGTATTGCAGAACGTATTGCAGAAATACTTCCACATAAAACTTGGGTTGACGAACACTTGGTTATCACAGGCGGCGAACCGTTGTTAGGTTGGCAACGTGCATATCCAGATTTGTTGGATCATGTTTACATGAAGCAATTGAAAGAAATTACTTTTGAAACAAATGGTACTCAATTGCTAACACCAGAATTTAAAGAATATTTGCAAGAATGGTCTATGCAGATTCCTGGAGAACGTTGTGTGACTTTCAGTGTCAGTGCCAAACTCAGTTGCAGTGGAGAAGCAAGACACGAAGCAATTAAACCCGAAGTTGTTAACGACTATCAAGATGCTGGCTATGTGTATTTGAAGTTTGTTGTTGCAACAGAAGATGATGCGGCAGAAGCAATTGAAACAGCGGACATTTATAGAGAAAACGGATTCACTGGTCCAGTATATCTAATGCCAGTTGGCGGTGTAGAAAGCGTCTATGCATTAAACAATCGGCGTGTTGCAGAACTTGCTATGAAAAACGGCTTGCGTTACAGCGACAGATTACAAGTGCCATTATTTAAAAATGAGTGGGGTACATAATGAAACAGTTTGTTAAACGTATTTTTGGTATCACCAAGCTAGAGGAAGAAAAAGCAGAATTGCAAACGGCTCGAGATAAAGCAATTGCTGAAACTTATTTGGCAAAACAACAAGAGGAACACGCAAAACTGACTCCAAAAGAACGTGCCACTGCCAAAGGAGAACCGTGGGTTGCTGTACTAGATACTCATGTGAACAAAGACAATATTAGAAATGGATTCTTTGAGCTTGACTGGAACGAGATATTTGTGTTAGAATTAAAACGTGCTGGATATGGATTTGATGGTGATCCAGACGAAGAGATCGTGGATCGTTGGTTTAGAGATTTGGCAAGAAATATGTTGGGCGAGGCTGGTGTTTCAGATCCCGGACGTGTAAATGCTGGATATATTAATGTAAGTAAATTACCAAATGGTAGGGCGCAAATAGAATGACATATATCATAGTTGATACTGCTAACACGTTTTTTCGTGCTAGACACGTGGTACAAGGCAGTGCTGATATTAAACTTGGCATGGCTTTCCACATTACTTTCAACTCTATTAAAAAAGCGTGGCAAGACTTTGGCGGTAGTCATGTGGTGTTCTGCCTCGAAGGCAGATCGTGGCGCAAAGACTTTTATAAACCTTACAAAGCCAATAGGCAAGAAACCAGAGCCGCAATGACGCAACGAGAACAAGATGAAGACAAATTGTTCTGGGAAGCATTTGACGAATTTAAAAAATTTGTTACAGAAAAGACCAACTGTACTGTGATGCAACATCCTAATCTAGAAGCTGATGATTTGATTGCTGGTTGGGTGCAAGCACATCCGCAAGACAAACATGTTATCATTTCAACAGATGGAGATTTTGCACAACTTATTAATAGCAATGTGAGTCAGTACAATGGTGTAGGAGATTTACATATCACACACGAAGGTACATTTGATGCAAAAGGTAAACCAGTCAAAGACAAAAAGACCGGCGAACCCAAAGCCGCACAAGATCCAGAATGGATGCTGTTTGAAAAATGTATGCGTGGTGATACCAGTGATAATGTCTTCTCAGCGTATCCAGGTGTGCGTACTAAAGGTTCTAAAAACAAGGTTGGTCTTACTGAAGCGTTCGAAGATCGTAAAAGCCGCGGATATGCGTGGAACAATCTCATGCTTCAGAGATGGTCTGACCACAACGGTGTAGAACATCGTGTGTTAGAAGATTATCAGCGCAACATACAACTATGTGACCTTACAGCGCAACCTGCAGAAATTAAACAAAAGATTGTAGAAACAATACAAATAAATGCAGTTCCCAAAACAGTAGATCAAGTGGGTATCCGTATGCTAAAATTCTGTAATACATGGGACATGAAAAAGATTTCTGATAATATACAAACATATGCAGAGCCATTCCAAGCTAGATATCAAGGAACAATTCAAAATGAAATGTAATTTTTGTGATCGGGAAGTTGTTGCAAATTGCGATTGGAATCAAGGAAGGTGTCCTCATCGGGCTCCAATGCTGACAGATTATCATTTTAGATATTTCAATTTGTTACAAACAATTAAAGGATGGTTTAAAAAATGACAGAGATTTATGCAAAGCCCATTGTGGATGGCAAATTTTGGATTGTAGAAAAGGATGGCTCTAAAATTGCCACGCTACATAAAAAAGAAAATAATAAATTTGTTTTGAGTAGTACCAACGGCGAAGTAATGTTTAATAAAAAACAAGACCTTACCAAACAGTTTGGAGATGGATTTTTCCTATCTAGCAGTAAAGTTAAGGTCAGTGTTACCTCTTCAGAAGAAGAAAATTTTGAATGCCACGGTTACCCAGTATTGTGTGAACCGTTTAACAGTATGTACGATGTGAGACGTAAATTGGCATTGTTTACAAAATCTAATGCCAGTAAAAGTTTGTACTGTGCTGGTTATTATATCATTAAATTTAACAAAGGATGGGTCAAGAGTTTTTGTCCAAAAGCAATTACTATTGAACGATATCCTTTCAAAGGACCGTTTAAAGATAAGCTAGAAATGAAGGCAGTGTTATCAAATGCAAAATCCTATTAATTTAACTCCCATAACACAATTTGTTCAGCTACTTCGTGTAGCTGAACTTAACCAACAAAAAGAACTTAAACTAACTATACAGCAAGCACGGTTACTTAATCTTGCGTTAACTGAGACGTTGGATAAATTAAATAGAGATTGGGAAACATTGTACAATGCCCTTAAAAATACACAAGACACAGAAACAATAACTGTTGCCATGGATGGCGGAGGCTTCGTAGAGCCTAAATAAAAAGATAAATATATGCGTACTTATCAAGAGACGCATATTATGAGCAGACCCAAACCAAAAGTATTGTTAGAATACACTAACAAAAAAACTTACAAATCTGAACAGATTTTAGAATCTGAAGCCATTTGGGCTGTGTTTTATAAGAATGAACCGTTTAATCTAAAATCGTTTAACAGCCTTACCAGCTATCCGGGCCCCAAATACAAAAAGACCAGTTTTTCAAATCCTGGACACGCATTGAATCTTGCCAAAAAATTAAATTTAACATTTGGTACTGAAGATTTTCAAGTTATTAAATTGACTGCTGGCACTGTGGTAAAATGATAAGCCGACTTGCATTAACCAAAGTATTTTTACAACAATGGGGTAAGAGTACAGATGATGCAAATTTAGAGTTGTATGGAAGACGATGGTGGCAGTCAAATCGAGTCAACAAGCCCAACGCATTCAGACTGAGCGACGAAGGTTATGAGTTTTTAACGAAAACGTTAGAAATTCAGATGTACGAAATTCCATTTACTGAGCCAATTGAACTCAGTCCTCAAACAATCATATTTTTGGAAAAATATATCGATTGCCCATACTACTTAACAAACCAAAGTATTACTGTATTTTCCGAACGTAAAAGTTTTGAATTGTACTTGTTTTCGGACGATATCCGAAAATTTGGTTTGGTTAAGGCCATGACTGAACGCCAAAAAGAATCTTAACTTTTGGTTAAATTCAGGTATACTACTTGAAAAAATGCTTGACTTAGTTGCGGTTATGCCATATAATATACACATAGCTTAATTTTTTAACCCCGCTAACTTAAGATAGGAAACAGTATGAGCGAGATCCTTAGCCGCACAGTCGGTCCAAAAAACGCAAAAAAATCTTTGCGCAAGGCCTTTAAAAACAAACGTCCAATTTTCCTATGGGGTCCTCCCGGAATTGGTAAATCGGACATCATCAAACAACTTGGTGATGAACTGGAAGCTCACGTAATTGATGTACGTTTGAGCTTGTGGGAACCTACTGACATTAAAGGTATTCCATATTTTGACTCAAACATTAACAAAATGGTTTGGGCTCCTCCTAGCGAATTGCCAGATTCAGAAATGGCAAAACAACATAAACTCATTATTTTGTTTATGGATGAAATGAATAGTGCGGCTCCCAGTGTACAGGCCGCGGCTTATCAATTGATTTTGAATCGCCGTGTGGGTACTTACAAATTGCCAGACAATGTTGTTATGGTTGCCGCAGGTAATCGTGAAACTGACAAGGGTGTTACATTCCGTATGCCTGCTCCGCTGGCTAACCGTTTTGTTCATTTGGAAATGACTGTGGAATGGGATGACTATTTTGAGTGGGCCGCTGAAAACAAAGTTCACAAGGACGTGGTTGGCTTCTTGAGTTTTTCTAAAAAGGACTTGTACGATTTTGATCCAAAGTCAAGCTCACGTGCTTTTGCTACTCCACGTAGCTGGTCCTTTGTCAGCGAATTGTTGCACGACGACGACACCGATGCAGACACATTGACTGACTTGGTGAGTGGTTCGGTAGGTGAAGGTCTTGCTCTTAAATTTATGGCTCACCGTAAACATTCCAGCAAAATGCCAAACCCAAGCGATATTTTGGACGGCAAGGTTAAGAAAATGGACACTAAGGAAATTAGTGCCATGTATTCTTTGACTGTGTCCCTGTGCTACGAATTGAAAGATGCTTGCGATAAGAAAGATAAAAATTGGAACAATAAAGTTAATAACTTCTTCCAATTTATTATGGATAATTTTGAAACAGAATTGGTTATCATGGGAACTAAGTTGGCTTTGAGTACTTACAAATTGCCACTGGATCCAGATGAAATTGCCTGTTTTGACGCATTCCATCAAAAATTTGGTAAGTACATTGCCCAGGCAACTGACAAGACTAAGTAATTGAAAATGTAATAATTGACACCGCCTCCGGGCGGTGTTATAATATATACATACAGTAAATTCAGGAGAAGATATGTCACATGTAGATCCAATTATCGATAAAATTATTGTAGCACGAGTAGGATTGCTACTTCGCCATCCATTCTTTGGCAACATGGCCACACGTTTAAAAATTGAAGAAGCAAGCGATTGGCTTCCTACAGCGGCCACAGACGGACGCACCATTTATTTTAATCGTGAATTTTTTACACCATTAACTACTAAGCAAATTGAATTTGTTATTGCACACGAAATCCTACATAATGTGTTTGACCACATGACTCGTGTGGAAGGTCGTAATAAACGCATTTGGAATATTGCCGCTGATTATTGCGTTAACGGACAATTGGTTCGTGATCGTATTGGTGAACAACCACCTGAGATCAAAATCTTCCACGATGCCAAATATTACGGCAAAGGTGCAGAAGAAGTGTATGACGAAATTTATAATAAACACGACGAAGAAGAATTAGAAGCTCTTGGTCAATTGCTGGACGAACACGTTGATTGGGGAGAAAACGGCAAAAGTGGTCAGCCTCAATACAGCAAAGATGAACTGAAAAAAATACGTGACGAAATTCGCGAAGCAACAATTCAAGCGGCGCAGGCCGCGGGTGCGGGAAATGTGCCTGCAAGTATCCAAAGAATGATTAAGGAACTTACAGAGCCTAAAATGAATTGGCGTGAAATTATTCGTCAACAAATTCAAAGCACCATCAAATACGATTACAGCTTTATGCGTCCTAATCGTAAGGGTTGGCACATGAGTGCAATACTGCCAGGTTCTGCATACGAAGAAACAATTGACATTTGTGTGGGTATTGACATGTCTGGATCAATTGGTGACGAACAAGCAAAAGATTTCCTAACAGAAATCAAAGGCATTATGCAAGAATACAAAGACTTTAAAATTAAAGTTTGGTGTTTTGATACCAAGGTCTATAATGAAGCTGACTATGATGGTTACTGCATGGACGAGTTTGACGACTATGAAGTTATGGGCGGTGGTGGCACTGAATTTGATGCCAACTGGGATTACATGAAAGAGCATAATATTACTCCTAAGAAGTTTATCATGTTTACAGACGGCTATCCTTACGGCTCATGGGGTGATGAAAACTACTGTGATACCGTGTTCATCATACACGGTAATAACACTATTGTGCCGCCTTGGGGCGAGTTTGCATACTACGAAGAAGTTACTGAACCCGCATAATATGAGCTTGAAAAACGGCAAACCTAATCCTTTAAATTATTTTGAATTACGCAGGGTTAGGGTTGCCTGCCCTCATTTTAAATACACTACTATAGAAAAATACAGCCCAATTTTGCTCAAAAGTATCGATGGTTGGATCTTTAATAATTTAAATAGTAGGTATTATATTGGACAAAGCATTGGGCTAGACTATTCTAATACAATTGTACATAACACACGAATAGGGTTTGAAAGCGAGAAAGAATTAAGTTTCTTCAGGATTGCGTGTCCTTTGTTAGAAACGAGATAATTAACTATGTACTTAACCGAAGGAGATACTATGACTGAACCCGTACAAGAAAATCAGGAGCTACCGCAAGAAGAAGCTCCAAAAGAAAATCAAAACGATCTAACTATCAATGACTTAAATGCAATGAAAGTTATTATCGATATTGCCAGTTCGCGGGGTGCTTTTAAACCAAACGAAATGACAGCAGTTGGACAAACTTATACAAAATTAACAGCATTTTTAGACCAAGTGGCTAAACAAGCTGAAGGACAAAAATAAAATGGCAGAACTTAAACACGTAGGTAGAGTAAAATCGTCTAACAAAAAGTGCGTTGTTGCATATCGGACACTTCCCGGTGATGCATATAACTGCTTGATTGTGCCGACAGAAAATCTACCAGATAGCTATCACGACGCTATTATTAATCTAGTGGAAAGCACTACTGGTCAAGATGCACATGAATTTGCAGATGCATTGGCAAGAGGTAATTTTCCGGATGGCAGTATTATGTTATCAGCATTGCACACACAAGGTAGATTGGTTAAGATTTCAACAGACCAAGTTGAGATGCAACCAACAACATCTGTATCAATTTTGTTATCAGAACTTAACCAAGTTATTGCAGAACAACGTGGTGTGGCAATTGATGACTTGTCTGTTAAATCAAATATTCCTGATGCCAAACAAGCAGAAACGCCTAATACTAAAAAAACTGAAAGTGATGTTACAAGAACCACATCTGCATCAGTTAATGAAGTTGAAGCAGTTAATGCCAACTTGACCACAGAAGAGCAGGCCAAAGAGTATCGTAGCAAAGCAGATCGATTGGCTAAGGATGCCGCAAATTTCCGTAGACTTGCCGAAGAATTGGTGCCAACCAAAAAACAAAAATGATGTCCAAGGGAAAAATCTTTCCCAAAGAAATCATCGAACATTGGCCTGAAGTATTTGGAGAGGTAAAACTCAACGTGTTACCTCTTGGGTATTTGCATTCAGTTTTGGTTAATTTTAAAGATGGTAAAACGTGGGAAATCAAAGTAACTACACTTACTCGTAACGAGGGATGGTCCACTTTTGAATCCAGTCTTCGCGAGCTTGTGAAAACTTACGAAGACTCAATTGATAATATTGATTTTAAACTTGATACCGAACGTGTTAAAAAAGACATTGTAAAATCAACTCAAAAATTTTTAAAGAAAAAGAAGCTATAAATAATGAATGTTCGGCTATTATCCTATTCACAACCAACAGAAGAATTTAGAGATCTGGGTCTCTCAGATGCGCAGGAACTCATTGCGTATTGCGCCCGTGTCAGCAATCCCTCCAATCAACTCAACACAGACACATCCGAAAAACTCATCAAGTACTTGGTCAAACACCAACACTGGAGCCCGCTTGAAATGGTCAGTGCCTGTATCGAAATCACCACAACTAGAGATATTGCCCGGCAAATCTTGCGACACAGAAGTTTCAGCTTCCAAGAATTCAGTCAGCGATATGCTGACCCTACTAAAGACCTGTCGTTTGTATGTAGAGAAGCTAGATTGCAAGACGACAAAAATAGACAGAACAGCGTCGAAGTTGATGATCAACTCTTACAAAATGAATGGTACCGTGCTCAACAGCGAGTCATCTATGCCGCTAAACGTGAGTACGAATGGGCTATCAAAAACGGCATAGCCAAAGAACAGGCTCGTGCTGTGTTACCAGAAGGACTTATAGAAAGTCGATTATATATGAATGGTACACTACGTAGTTGGATTCATTTTATTGAATTACGCAGTGCCAACGGTACTCAAAAAGAGCATCAAGAAGTCGCTGTTGCTTGCGCCAAAGTGATAGCCACTATTTTTCCTCTAGCGGCCAATCTCCCTTAAATGTCTCAGGCGGAAACATTTTAACGTGACCGTTAAACTCAGACTCTAGCCAAGTATAATCGTTTATCTTGGATAACATTTTTTTATCATCTTTATAAGTTTTTCCAAACCATTCACCTGCACTTGCACCACCTTTGGCATATTCTCCGTAAATTCGATCTCCGCCAATATGCGTCCATACTTTTAATCTATGTGCAGTTTCATCATCTAATTGCCCTGCGATAGTTCTACTGGCTAATTTTGCGCATTCTCTAAATGCACTACGCCATGTACTCAACGGATCCGTGTTAAATGCTGTTATGTTTGAAACCGTTGTCATTGCTTTAAATCTAGTAGATATACTGGTAGTCATGTCTGGGTTAGATAGATCCATTGCTAGCGTTAATTCCCTAGGCAATAGTTTAACACCGCCATATCCGTACTCTAAATTGTTGATAGGATTGATACTACGCCATACATGTACAATGTCTTCTTCGCTAGGATCCAGGTTTATACTAAATTTAAAATTTGGCAATAGATCTGCGTCTGCATCAACAACCCAAAACATATTAGTAGATACTATTTTTGCGGCAGCTATGTGGGCTTGATGTATTCCCGTAACTCCATGTATTCGATGCACACTGTTATCTGACTTTACAATATGTTTTAATAAATTAAAATAGACCTGATCGGCATTTGGTTCGTTAAATGATATAAACACAATATCGTACATTAACGTCTCCGGATAATTCTTGGAGAATTGTTATACACTGCTTTAAAAAATTTACTACCATCAAAATCTAAATCTGCAATCTCTAAACCGCACTCGCGCCGCAATGTTTCACCCAGACCCATGATTTCATAAGGTAGCATTTCATCTGTGATCTTACTATATTTGTTTCTCCATTCAGAGGTTAACCATTCAAAATCTCGTACATTTGCATAATCCCAGTCAGTGCAGTTGGTAAGGTAAGCACCTTCTCTAGCACCGTACATGCTCCATGATCCGTTTTCAACGTCAGCGCCAACATTGCACCATATTAACATTCTATCGTAATTTTGCCACCATATTGATTTTAAATCTTTAGTTTTAGCTCCTTGATCCAGTGACATTTTTACACCCTCACGGAATCCTGCTCGCCATGCTTGAAAAGGCGTGGCGTTTGTAAAACTCTCGCTGTAGTTTTCATTAAACTGATAATATTTGTCGTCAAAACAAAATTCAACTAATCCCTTTACGTCATTGGGATCAGAATTTTCATGTGTGCGCATTGCATTAACAAACTTGCGTGTCCACATTTTTAAGCCACCATTACCGTACATAAGTCCGTTAACGTGTACTTTTCCACACCAGCTAAACACATGATCGGATGTTAACCCTAATGCGTCTAAGTCTATTTCAACTTCGAGGAATTTGAGATCTACAATATTGTCAGCATCCACTGTGACAAAGTATTCCGTTTCGCTTAACTTGGCGCAGGCTTTGTGCGCGGCATCCGATCCTTTGACTCCATGCACACGTTTTGCCCAAGGTACTTTGTTACACAAATCTGCATAATTTTTTTCAGCATTGGGTTCATCGTAGCTGAGAAATATGATGTCTTGTTCTATAACTTTAATAACGTTACTCATTTGATTGTTTCCATTCTCTAATACCGTAAGAGAAAAACGGATTCCTTATAAAAATATTAATTTTTTTAATGTCTGATTCACGTTCAGATACAAACGGTATAACTGTCTTATCTTGAATTAATTGTTGTATATCAATTATTGCCTTTTGTATTAGCATATTAGGCTCGTTTGCCACAGTAATATAAAATTCTACATCTTTGTAACGTATACTGGAAATTTGATTTTCATCATATATACGTTGTCTAAATTCGTCAGTAATAATAAAAATCCATGAGGCATTAAAAGCATCCCAATGGATTGTCAGTTCAGTAGCAACATCAGGAGTATTTAAAATTTTTTCAAATAAACTATTTTTAAAAAGTATACTTTGATTTTCTTTTTGAACTAATTCAAATTCGTAGTCTACATTTTTTGTTCTACAAACTACCCAATCATTAAATTTTTCAATACCACTAACAAATCTGTGATATAGTTCTCTAGATACTTCTAATTTATATTCATACTCGCTACGCAATTCGTTAGAAAATGCAAGTAAATTACCAGTACTGATATCAAAATATGCATATAATTTAGTACTTGCCATTTGCCATCTCCTCTAATTCCTCTAATAAATTATTTGTTATAAAATTCTTTTCTACATAATGGAATAATTTATCTTGAGCAATATTTCCAACTACTAGTTTGCCTGTAGATGTTAAATAATGAGACACCATATCTTGCCAACTTTCAGGAGTAATAGTCCATCCTTGAATAGGAGATTTCATATGTGTAAATTGTAATGGAGAATTTACGTCAATTATATCTTGAAGTCCTGCTATTTCTATACTGATGGCACAAGCAAGATCCATACTTAGCCAGTTTTGGTATTCGTTAGGTGCTACTCTTCCATAACATAATTCCCAGTTATTTACAACAAACTCTAAAACTTTATAAAAATCTGCTACTTCGTCAGACTTTTTAAAATAATGCAATGCATGATAAACATTGGGTAAGCTGTTTGCCATAAATGTTTTACGATGTACATTATCTACTACATTTTCTAATTTGTAATTTACAATCTTTGAACAGAACCGAATATCAAAATTGCCACAATATTCCCACCATAATCCAATATCTTCCAATAACAACATATCAGCATCTAAAACAATAGTTTCATAATACGGGCTTGCGTAGTACAACTTCCATCGATTCTCAATTTTCCATTGTGTCTTGGTAGCATCATCATTCCACGGTATTGGAATAATTTTATCAAATACTGCTTTATATTTTTTTGGCACTCGATTATTTGTAACTAATGAGATGTTAGTAACATTCAACTGTGTTGCCTTAATACTCAAGGCCAATGCATAGGCTTGTTTGACGTAATCAACATTTTTGTTATTTTGAGCAAGAACTACAAATCCTTTAGACACCGGAGCCTCCGTCAATAAATCTTGAAAGACTTAGTTTGTTCATAATGTGAACATCAGTATCGGATAACGACACAGCAGTATATTCTCCTAAATGATTTTCTTTTTCAATTAAGAATTTTATTTTTTTATCTTTGATAGATATTAATAAGTCTCTATCAGAAATATATAACATTTTTCCAGGTAACTCCTGTGCAAACATGCCTGCTGTTTTTGCGTTCATGAGATGTATAGCAATACTAAATGCAAAATCATTTCTAAATGTAGGAACCTCTATGCTATACAACGTTCTAAAATACTGCCAATTAGATTTAATATAATCAATAATATCAAAAAAAGATTTTACTTCTAATGTTTTTTCAAATATAAAAGTAGTGGCCCAGTAAAACGGTATTGAAAATTGATTTATTCGTTTAAATTCAGTATTGTCTCTCCATGATGACAAACTAACACTGTCTTTGTAAATTTGAAAAGTATGATCTGAAAACAATGCATTGGATAATAACGAAGAATTAATAATGTAGTCGCTGTCAATGACCAATGTCCTTTCATACGGTGTTAGTTTGTAAACTGAATTTCTGGATAAATTCTTCCACTCTAAAAATTTTGAGGACAATGTGCCGTCGTTGAATCTTTTTTGATTGGAAGTTGATGTGTTTTCTATACTGATGATTTGATCAAAGATCGTAGATTCTTTAGGATATGTTTTTAACATCCAATCTGATGAATCTGTGATAATGCTGACTGGGATATTTAAAAACGTGTGTATTTGAGTGGCGGCAAAAATTGCCAGCTTGACATAATCAACTGATGAATTATTTTGAGCAAAAATAACCGCGCCGGTTGTTTTCATAACTCGACCAAATCACTTATTTTTCTTTTGGATTTGATAGCTATAAATCTAGTTGAGTAATTGGCTATTACTTCAAAATATTGCGTTGTGATACTGTCAAAAAATTCTTGTACATCAGCTACCACAACTGGATTATTATTATCATCTATAAACACTGCATCCGCTACTCGATCCAAATCAATCATTAATTTTACAAAATTAATTAATGCAGGTGTGATTTTGAATGTTGATCCGTTAGTATAGTAAATTAGTTTTTGATCAACTTCTTCGGCCAATAATCGCCTTTGATTTGAAAGCGTTGCCATGTAGTTGACAACTTCAAATGCTTTTTCAATTTTTTCGTCCATAGATAACTCCGAGATAGTGTAATAATACACTATTATAATTATCTAGTCAAGAGGTTACGGATATTGAAATTAGGATCGAGAAACGTCAGCCACCACAATTGTAGACGAGGTTGCTATAATTGGCCCGGTAATTGATCCAGAATGTACATTTAATACAATACTTTCTGGGCCTTCTGTCGTTAAATCAGCTGACAGTGGTCTTGTTACTATACCAAGATTTAAATTTACAATAAAAGATCCGCTGTTTGTTGTATCTGCAAAATCCCCAGGAACTGTGGTGCCGGTATTAGTCCAATACAACACTGTTCCATTGGCAATTCCAGCTGTATTGATAGCAAAGGTAATAGTTTGCCCTTCATCTATTGACAACGTGCCGGTGGTTATTGTTACTGATACTGGAGTCACCGATATATCTGTTATTGTAACAATAGAAGAAGTTGCCACAACTGGTCCTGATATTGATCCTGTTCGTATTTGTAAAATAATAGTTTCAGATCCTTCTGTTGTTAAATCTGAACTTAACTGTCTAACTATGGAGCCTGAGTCAGCTGAAACTGTAAACGATCCTGAATTTGTATTACTGGTAAAATCTTGTGCAGAAGTTGTTCCACTATTAGTCCAGTATAACACAGTACCGTTTGCCACTCCGCTAGTATTAACAGTATACGTAATAGTGTTTCCTTCGTTTACTAATGTAACACTTGGGCTAACACTGTACGTTGGTGGTGGAGTAACATATGCTGAAGTATAGCTCCAACCAGATCCAACAACGTTTACCGTTGGATAAGGTATTGCAACATTGGCGCCTGAAGCAATATACATTTGACAGATACTAGTTAATGTTCCAATGACTGGCTCAAATACTCTATAAGTGCCGTCGTTGCCTGCATCAGTGTACGACCAAGTTGGAGTGAGTATCAACGCTGATCCTCCGGATATCCTTGCATATAAATCATACTGATTTGGTGTATATTGATTTCCGCCTTCAACTAATTTACTAAAAATTAATTGGTCAGTTGAAGTTAGGTTAACAAAACCAATATTGGTAGCTGGAGTTCCGGTACCGGTATTTGTGGTTGAGTTGTTAGTTAACTTTATAGTGC